ATGGGTTTTGAACAACTTGCCGAGCTGAGAGACCGTCTGCGCGCGCAGGCGGCGCAGGCGAAACCGGCTCAAACCAAAAGCTCCGCGGGACGCGCGAAGAAACGTGAAGCCGTCGAGCCGGGAGTCGAGGCTATCTGGAGGCTGCAACGGCATTTCCCGCTGGCGTTTCCGAAAAGCCCCGCGGCCAAGGTTCCGCTCAAGCAGGGCATCCTCCAGGATGCGCAGCAGCACCTCGAGCTACTGGGAATCACCGCCGAACAACTGAAACAGGCCATCGCCACCTGGTGCCAGGGCAGCCGCTACTGGAGTTGCATGGTGGAAGATGCGCCGCGGCTGGATCTGCAAGGCCAGGTTGCCGGCAAGGTAACCGCCGAGCAGGCGGTGTATGCGCGGCGGCAGGCGTCTCGCCGGCAGCGCGAGCAGATGCGCGAGAAGCGCGAGAAGCGTGCCCAGGCAGGTAGCGAAGCGCCGGCCGCCACGGAGGCGCCGACGCCTGAAGCGCCCGCAACCGAAGCGAGTCCCGAGGCGAACTGATCGCCGGGGCAGGGCGCGTCGGATCCTGGCGCGCTCCTCGGTTGCCGGTCGCCGCGGGGCCCATTTCGCGGACGTCTGGGCCCGTTTCTCCCGGCTTGTGCTACGCAATAGCCTGATCTGCAAAGTTTTTTTCGTAGAGCGCTTGCCAAGCCCGGCGAATCCGTCCATAATTGCGTCCATTCCAGCGATGGGTGAGCTAAAAATCTTTTGAAATCAAAGGGTTATAAGTTCAAAATCGCACCAGGAAAGAGATTTCAGCGATATGCCAAACGCATGTCGCTTCGCTCAAAGGCTGAGTAGCAGAGTGGTTATGCACCGGATTGCAAATCCGTGAACGCCGGTTCGATTCCGACCTCAGCCTCCAACAGGAAAGCCCCGTAGCTCAGTGAGTTACGGGGCTTTTTTCTTGCCCAGGAAAGCGGATCATTTCCGCAATTCTCCGATCATTTCCGCAACTAATCCTCACTTCGTCGGGCTTACCACCTCGCCGACGCGTCGGTAAACGTTCTTCGTGATCTGTTCCTTTGTGTGGCCAAGCAGCTTGCTTGCGTCGGCCAGGTTCTCGATTTCGCTGGCTGCCTTGGGGCGAATATCGCTGAAGCGGAACTGCTTGATTCGTTCAGCAAGCGGCTCGTCTCGGGCGGCCATTGCTTGGGCGGCGGCTTCTGCTCGCGCCTCGTCCCAGCGATTTCGCATCATGGCGTAGCTCATGCGGAGGCCTGATGGGTTCGTGATGAGGCGCGAACTGGTAATGCCGGCCAGTTTCCGGCGCTCGAACAGGCCGCCGATGAACACGCCCAGCCCTGTTGGCTGTTCGCCATCGAGCAAGCGAATCCTGAGCTTCTTTCCTGTCTTGCCCTGGGCAACCAGCAGGAACTCGCCTGCCAGATCGCCTGTTGAGACTTTCAGCGTGTCCGCAGGTCGCTGGCCGGTGAGATAGGCTAGATCCATCGCGTCTCGAAGCTCCTGGCAGGCATGAGCGTAGACCGCTTCCCAGACATCGTCGGAGGCATAGTAGTCCCTGGCCTTCTCCTTGTTCCGTCGCACCCGGGCGCAGGGGTTTTCGCCATCGATGTAGCCCCACTCCCTCGCGAGCGTGAAGACATGCGAGAGCAGTGCTATCTCCCGGTTTCCACGAGTTTTCGCCGTCCTGGCATCGCGGTACTGGGCGACCACCTGAGGAGTAATTGCCGTGATCGGCGCGCTATCAAAGGCTTTCCGTAGTTGCCTCAGTTCGGCTTGATTGTCCGATTGGGTACGCGGCGCCTTCGTCGGGACGACCTCGCGCTCGTAGCGATCGAACAGTTCTTTCATGTAGCGCACGATCTTCGGCGTTGTCGTCCGCTCGAGGCGAGCCCATTCGGCGCGCGCCTCGTTCAGGTCGCTACCCAGCGGAATCTCCTTTCGATTTCCCTCCTCGTCTCGGCCGTTGTAGTAGTAGCCGATCCAGACTTTCCCCGATTTCAATTTTCGGACACGCTTCAACATGCGGGGCGGCATGTCTCGGTTCGTAGACTTCGGCCGCATATCAGGACACGTTCGACAGGTCGAGCGACCAGGCGGGGTCGGAAACTGTGGTTCTTGTGGGATGAACGCCTGCCAGACGCAACCGTGCATACACCCGTCCGACTATGGGACGGCCCGCTGCGTTGGTTTCATAGTTCCAATGGTGATTTTCGAGCCACTCGATCTGTTTGCTCACGACCTTCTTTCCAACTAATTCAGTGATTTCGTCAGGGGATAGAAACTCGGAAAGGGACATTGCTGTTCCCTCATGAAATAGCGGCCCTTTCCGTTGGGCCGCGGGCATGGATGATTTCAGGTAGGATGCACCGGCTCACCCCTGCTCAGGGCAGGGGTACTCGGCGATGGTGCGGAGCGCCAGGCCCTGGGAATCTAGTGTCGGCGCCTGGTCATTGATGAGGGCCAGCAGGCTCTCGGCTGAGGAGTGAACATCGTCGAGGTCCGTCGACCAGCGGTGCGGGGTGCTGTCGTGGATGTTGTCCAGGGCTTCGACGATGCCGCGCAGGCGGGCGGCGCACTGCTCGATCAGTTGGTGTTGGGTAGAGGACATGGTGGTGTCTCCGGTTGCTCCGGTGCCGGCGGCCGGCAGCGGAAGCATTTGCACAGGCCTATCCGTTGGCCCGTGGTGCGGCAGATGGTGGGGCGGTTCATTTCGTGGCGTCTTGCTTCATGGCTTTGGCGTGGCCGACGCAGGTGCGGACCGGGTTTCCCTGGTCGTCCAGGTCGGCGTGGCAGTAGAACCGGCTGAGTTCCTGCCGGCAGTAGATGGCATCGGAGGTGGTGACCGGCGAGGTGTTCGCCGGGGTGCCGAGGCGATAGGCGCAGCCGGCGCAGGTCCCGCGAGGGTCTACAGTGGCGGCCAGGACAACGCCTTGCAGCGCTCCGAACATCGTCGGCAGGTTCGCCTGCTCCGCGGTGTGCGGATGTTCGCCGCGCTCGATTAGGATCAACTCGACCATCGCTCGGCCGTTCTCGGCGACGGCGTTGGCCATGCCCAGCACCTGGGCGAACAAGTCGAGCATGGCGGCCGGGGCGCGCTGGGCGGCCATTTTCTCCAGCAGCTGGCGGCGCAGGTCCGCCGGCAGAAGCACGGCGCCGGCAGAAGCACGGCGCCGGCCAGTTCATGCGCGTCGGCGGCACTGATCTGGTAGTCGACAGGGGGCTCAGCCATAGTTCCTCCTGGGGTTTATTCGTAGGGACCGGTCATGGTTGAGCTGTCGGAACTCGGTGCAGATGACGATCACGTCGGGACCGTCACGGCGGTGGACCGGCATCGTGCTGAAGTCGAAGCTCGAACAGTCGTCCAGGCGTCGCTCGCAGGCGCGGCAGCGCCCGCCCTTGGGGTAGTAGTTGGGCATGGTTGGCTCAGGTGAAGAGGGTGGGCTGGGCGCTCTTGTCCAGCGCCTGCTGGATCTTGGTGAAGGCCTCGGGGTGCTGCTGGTCGAACGCTGGCATGCGGGGCGACTCAACCCAGGTGCCGCGCTCGGCGCCCTTGTCGAGCCAGGATCGTGTCCAGTTCGTCGCGCTGACGCCGCATTCGGCGATCTGCTTCGTTGTGATGAAGCCCTGGCGGCGAAGCGTGGCGATCACCTTCAGCGCGCCTTCCTTCCACTCGGTGAGGCGCAGCGGCGCCGGAACGCCGGCGGGCACGTCGGGGACCACGATCGGGAGGTGGCAGCGTTCAGCGGGGTTCCAGTCGAACAGTTGCGGCCCGCTCAAGTGCTGGAGCCAGTGGCGCAAGTGGAACTCGGGGAAGTCGACGAACTTGCCGTCGCGCCGACGGTGTCCGCGGGACGGCGCGAGCACTGCGATGCCGCACATTTCAAGCAGGCGCGCGATTCCGTGGCTGGCCTCGGTGATCCGCCCGACAATGACCAGGCGGTGATCTGGCCCTGGCGCCCCGTACCGGTCTTGCCAGTACTGCGGCAGGATCTGGTCGGCCACCTTGGCGTTCAACTGAAGCTTGGCCTCGACGCCGATCTGCCGGCCTTCTTCATGGACCACCAGGATGTCGAACCCGGCAGTCTCCGGGTAGCAGGTCCAGCCGGGGACTCGGTTGAACTCGTCGATGAACGCCGCGCAGAGTTCGGCCTCGCTGCTGCACAGCGGCGCATTGGATCTGGTCATGGTGCATTCCTTGTCCCGCAGTTGGGGCAGTCATCGAAGCGCTGATGCTCTGTGAGGAAGCGTCCGCAGCCGGCGCAATTCAGCCTGGTGCTGTAACTCAGGCGGAGCTGGCCCTGGTGCTCCGGCTTGGGTAGCTTCAGGCCGAACAGCCGGAGGGCCTGCTTGTGGTTGAGGGAGGCCGCCACCGCAACAGGCCTGGCATGCTGGTCGATGTAGGACTTCGGCCAGGGCGCGTACCCGCGCGCGGTGAGGATGCCGGCGTGGTCGAGCGGCCAGGTCCGTGCGGCGGCCAGGTTGGACGTCCGGCCGGCGGCCTCGGGCATCCAGATCAGGCAGTTGCCGTCCCAGTCCCTGTCGTAGGCGACGTAGATGCGGTCATCCGCTGGGGCGGTGGCGAGTGCTTGCGTCCGGGACAGGTCCAGGTCCTGGTGATCGACGCCGTACTCGGCCCGGGCGCGCACGTAGTCGACCGGCCAGGGTAGATCGGTTTCCCGGCACTCGTATTGCCGTACGGCCCGGGCGCGGGTGAACGTCTCGGCTTCGTCGAGGTTCGTGGTGTAGCCGCCGCCGGCGCGCCAGAACGTAGCTCGGCTCCCGACGTTGCTGCGGCTGTCCTGCAGGTAGAAGAGGTCGGTCATGGCGCATCCTCCGCAGGACCGGTGATGTGCTCCGCGTGCAGAGCGCGCATTCCCAGGTTGGTGGCTACGGTGAACTCCAGCCTGGCGCCCTTCGAGTCCATCCAGCCGGGCAGCAGGGCAATTGCCTGGCAGGTGAGCAGCTTCTGTAGGTCGAGCCGCAGGTAGTCGGCCCACTCGAAGCCGGGAATCTCGCCGTGCTCGGCGGGGTTCTCGACCTGGTACCCGAGGCTGCGCAGGCGCGCGGCTTCGGCGTGGAAGGCGGGGAAGTTGTGTTCCGGCAGGTCATGGGACCGGCGGTGTAGATGATGGGGCATAGGTCTTACCTTCGAGGTGCAGGGCAATTTAGAATTAGCCGGCTTAATGGAGCCTGATCAGGGGAAGGACTTGAAAAAGAAATTTAGTATTCTACGAAGGAAGATGATCTACCCTGTTCTGCTGGGGGCAGCTATTTATCCATTGGTAATAATCGCCCTGGTGGTTGTGAAATATATTTCTAAATTCGGGTCTGAGTTGTCGAGCAATCAAGAGGTGTGGGGGCAATTTGGCGATTACTTTGGGGGGGTTTTAAATCCAATTTTATCTTTTTTTGCTTTTGCTGCACTCCTGTATACGGTCCATCTTCAAATTGAGTCAGGTAATGAATCAGAGGATCGCCATTCCGAGCAGGTATTTGATTCAAGGCTCTTTCAACTGCTTAATGTGAACTTTGAAATATTAAAGTCACTGGTTGTTTATCAGTCTGAGTCGGCCGCACAGAATAGTGGGCCATATGAGGGTTACCGAGGCTTGCATTTTGTCTGGCATAGACTGTGTGATGACCATTTGATGACAACCCAGCGAGGGGATCATCCAGGCTCCGAGCGTGAAGCTGTTTTTCGGCATGTGAATAGTATTCGCCGGCTATACAGACCAGCAATATCCTCCTATTTCAATTCTGTATTTTTCGTGCTTGATTATGTCCAAGAATATTCGGGTGGGGATAAGCAGACGGTTTTTGCTCTTAAAGCATTGCGCTCACAAATGAGTGTTGGAGGTAGGGCTCTTCTGTTCTATTTCATGATTGTTGATGAGAATTACTGCAAGCTTATTCCGGTTCTTAGGTTTGCTGGCTTCTGGGATGATGTTGTGGATGACCCGCTGCGTGATATTCACGATAACCTATATAAAGCGTCCGCTGTGTTCCACCAGAAGTAGCGCATAGACGCCCGGATCAAGAGTTACCTACTGAAGGGCTGGGCAATGTCCGGCGCACCCAACAGATTCACATCGAACCAAGTTTCGCGCACCCACAGCCGGTCGCCTGGCTGGCTGTAGGGGCAGAAGTAGGTTGCGCCGAAGGACACGGGACGCTCCCGGTTTACCTTCTGCCACTGCGCGCGCGTCATGGTCTCGCCCAGGAGTTCCGGGTCGAGGCCCTTCAAGACCCGCCGCGTCACCGTCTTCTGGCCGCTCAGGATGGCGTGGACCATCGGCCCGGTGAATAGGATCGGACGTTCTTTCATGGCTGCACCTGCTGTGAGCGGTTCCAGGGATGCCGGCGCCCTGGCTTGGGCTGCTGGCGCGGGGAGAGAAGTGCGTCGCGCAGGCTCATGCCGGCGGCGACGCGGCGGCGGACGGTTGTTGCGTGGACCGGGCTCTGGAAGTGCTCTACCAACTCGGCGATGGTCCCGGTCACGCCGTCGACGGTGAAGCGTCGGCTCTCGCTCCAGCGTTCGTGTGCGCGCTCCAGTGCTGCGGCCTGCGCCGGCGTGCAGCGCCCGCGCTTCTGCTCGTTCGCACGCTGGTGGTCTGCTGAGCATCCGCGTGCTGGCCACTCGATGTCCGGCATCAGGGTCAGCATTTCGCGGAACACCCAGGGGCCGATGCCCAAGGCCAGCCGGGTGGCGCGGCGGGATAGCCCGCGCGCGGCGGACTCCCGGATGAACTGTTCGGTGTTCATGCGGTTCTCTCCAGTTGCTGTTGAATGCGCCGTCCGATCCAGCGCACGACGGGGACCGCCTTGCTGTTGCCGATGGCTTTGTAGCGCGGGCCGTCAGGGCACTCGTCGGCTGCTTCCTTGCTCACGTCGCAGGCGTACAGCGCGGCGATCCGCGCACGCAGTACTTCATCCTGCGTCGCTGTGCGCGGCAGGCTGGCCTCGGCGGCGCGCATTGCCTTCTGATACGCCGCCCAGGGGATCAGGGTGTAGTCGTCGGGGAATCCCTGTAGGCGCTCGCACTCGCGGGGGGTTAGGCGACGCACTGCCGAGGCAACCACCAGGCTGTCAGCCTCGGTGGCCGGGTTGCTGTGGTTCCTGAAATTGCCTGATCGGAGCGTGGGGGCTACATCCGCGACAATCGGCTGCCCGCGCCCAGTTCCATCCTCGCTGGCGTCGAAGCCTTCTGCTTTCAGGGTGTGGGTGATGTCGCCGGTGACGCAGACGCCGTGCTGCGCGCTGGCCTGCAGCGTGAACATCGGATCGTTCTCCGCGCCGACGCCCAGCCCGGCGCGCGGGTCAAATGTGCTTCTACCTGTCCGCTTGCCGACCTCAAGCAGTGGATATGCGATAGCGACCTGGCCGCCGGCATTGGCGTGGCTCTCACCGTGGCCCATGGCGCGTAGAGTCGGCGAAACGTCGCCGGCATCGGCACCGTAGTCCTTGCAACTGAAGGCGATGGGCGGCTGACTCGACGCTGGCAGGGTATGGCACAGGCCTGGCGTCGGTTGGCTGCGGTTGGTCTTGCTCGTGATTTGGTTCGGATCAAATACCGCATTCTCCTGGCCGTGGTTCCTACCCAGCGTGTGGGCGCAATCCTGAACGACATCCGGATCTTGCGTTCCGTGTACCACCAGCAGACCGGCCTCGGCGTCCTGTTGTGTCGCGCTGCCGGCTGCCTTTCCGTTGGCCTGGAGAGTGCCGGCGACCAGATGGTTCGCTGCGGCATGGTCGACATCCGATCCGCCGTCGGTGCTGCGCAGAGTACCGGCCACGGTCGGCGCCACGCAGAACGTCTCGGATGCGAAGTCATTCCGAACGCCATGGGCGGTCAGCGCGCCGGCCTGGAATAGAGACCGGCTCTGGTTCTCGCCGCCGAAGGCAGGGACGCCGGCCATTACTTCGACGGCAGGCCCTTCGTCTCCCTCGCAGTTCGGGCACCCCCACTGGCCTAGGTTCAGTCCGAAGAGGTGTCCGCAGCCGCACTGGAGCGCAGGGCCGAAAGGAGCGTGTCCGGCAAGGTCTTGCCCCTCGCCTCGGCGCGGCGGATGATCCCGGCGCAGGCCCTCGCGCTCAAGAAGTACCGCTGCGGGATCGAAGTCTGCTCGAGCACTTGCGACAACGAACACACGCTTGCGTCGTTGGGCCAGTCCGAAATATTGGGCATCCAGAACCCGCCATGCGGCTGCTCGGCGGGGTCCATACACACAACCAGCGTTCGTCCATCGGGGCCCTGACGGCTCCAGCGCTTCGGATTCGCCCACCAGGGCTGCGAGGAAGTTGCCGAACGCGTTGCCCTTGTCGGAGAGGACCCCAGGGACGTTTTCCCAGACGACGACGCACTCGTCTCCGTCTGGTCGAACATGGTCAATTGCATCTGCGAGCTCCACGAATTTCATTGTCAGGGCGCCGCGCTCGCCGGCAAGGCCGGCGCGCATGCCGGCTACGGAGAAGTCCTGGCACGGCGTGCCGCCGACCAGGATCAGCGGCGCGGCGATGATTCCCAGCAGCACCTCGCGGGCGAGCTTGGTCATGTCGCCCAGGTTGGGTACCGCCGGCCAGCGATGGGCAAGTACGGCGGACGGGAAGGGTTCGATCTCGGCGAACCAACTGGCGCGAAACCCCAGCATGTGCCAGGCCACGCTTGCGGCCTCAATGCCGCTGCAAACCGAGCCGTAGGTGATATGTCCGTTCATGCCGGCTCCTTATGGATAATGTCGGCCTCGGCGAGCTCGCAGAAGAAGCTGCAGGCCGGGATCGCTTCGTTGCGGCGGATCGGTCCAGCGGGAAGGTCGCGGAGCGAGTAGCGCTCTCCGGTCTTACGGTTCCGGAAGAGGTACGAACCCGGGCCAAGCTCGTCCTGCACCTTGCACAGGGCTTCGAACTGCTCGGGGAAGTCCTCCCGGATCGCCCGGAAGTAGCCTTCTCCGCCTTTCACGCAGCCGATGCAGTTCGCGTTCTCGTAGCCCAGGCGGTACATGGCCGGCAGTTCGATACCGGCGCGAGCGATGATGGCTTTGCAGTCCTCCTTGCCCAGGCCGCGCTCAATCAGCGGCGCGATCACCGGGCGGTCGGGGTTCCGCTCCCGGAAGTCGTCCAGGCGGTGCTCTTCTTCCGCAGTGAAGCCGAGCACCATCACGTCGCCGGGACGCTTCCAGGTGTCCAGCAGGCGACGCTTCAGCAGCTTGGTGCAGGGCGCGCCAGTGCGGCCCTTCATATAGCGCTCGCGGCGGAAGACGTTGAGCGCGTCGGCTCCGTACTTCTCGTCGCGCAGCACCGTGATTTTCCGGCCAGTCCAGACCTCGCAGTCAGCAAGGAAGCGCCGGTTGTCCTGATGCTCGTTGGCCAGGTAGGCATTGAGGAACTGGACGTCGTGGGTATCGCCGTATTGGGCCAGGGCCAGTTTGCCGGCGACCGCAGAGGCCGCGCCGCAACTGAACTGGACCACGATGCGCGCCTCGGCTGGGATCTGGTTCATGCGATGGGCTCCTTGGTGTCGTGGAAGATGTCGAGCTGCGCCAGGCCACTGCGCGCGGCATCGTTGAGCCAGAGGCATTCGATGCGGTCGCGTGCGCCGTCGGCGAGGGCGTTCCGCTCGAGGCGGTGCCAGTGGCGGTAAAGGCGGTCGTAGAGGGGGCAGGGGTACCCCGAGAGGACCACCATGCCGCTCAGCCCCTTGAGGAACGCCGCCAGGTCCCGGTGCTGGTCGTCGTCCAGTTCGTGTCGGTACGACTTGCCGGTGGCGTTGTGGCGGACCTTGGTGCTGCGAGTGGAATGGACGTAGGGCGGATCGACGTAGTGCAGCGTGCTCGGCCGGTCGTGGTGCTCCATCAGCATCAGGGCGTCGCGGTTCTCGATCACCACGCCCTGTAGGCGCTCAGTGATAGTGGCCAACGCATCGGGGTAGTTGCGCCAGTCCAGCGCGGGCGCGGTACCACTCCTCGCCGACGTCGAGCGGAACCCCGTGCGTTCGCCGCTCGCCGCGGCGCTGCCAAAACCCTGGAAACTGCGCACCACCATCCGCCGGGCGCGCTCGAGCGGATCGGACGTTTCCGCGTAGCTGGCTTCGAACTCTTCCCGGGCAAATGGGGTAAGCGCCAGGGCCTGGCGCAGTTCCTCGCCACGGTCCCGCGCGACGCGGAACAGGTTCACCACGTCCCCGTCGAGGTCGTTGTAGACCTCGGCGTAGCTGCGGGCCTTCCGCAGTAGGACAGAAGCCGCGCCGCCGAATGGCTCGATGTAGGTGTGGTGGGGCGCCAGGTGCTGGATGATCCACGGGGCGAGCAGCCACTTGCCACCGTGGTAGCGGAGAATCGGTCGTTGAGGAGGCATCTTCAGTACTCGGTGAACAGGCACTGGACGCCGCCCTGCCTGACAGGGCGGCCCACGAGGCATGGTTGAATCGCCCACAGGGCGGCGTCCGGTGCGTGCTGGGAGAGAAAGCGCCCCGGGTGGGGCGATGGATGGCGAACTGGCGTTGAGTTGCGTTAGATTTCAGGCTTTGTATCGCGCTAAATAAGCGAACTGCAGGTGGAAGGTGCTTCAGATGAAATGGAATCCACGGTCAACTATGGCTATCGCTTTGCTCGCTCTTACTGGTTGTGCCACTCAGGCTCCCTACGGGACACCTGAGGCAACCGCGAATCTTATGAGAGACCTGTCTCTTTCCAAACCGCCACAGGTTGTGGTGCCAGCTGATTGGGCAGACTCCCCGTATGGAATTAGCGAAGGCGTTCAGACCACTAAAGGTTTGCTCGTATCGGAGGAGGGTGGACTCCGCTTCGTCACGTATGACGGCCAGCGGTTTCACGAAACCGATGAGCTTCGTCGCCCTGATCTTGAATGTGGTTATATCTGGAGCGGAGATAGCGGGTCAGAACTGGTGCATCTCTTCCGTGCCGATCGTTTCTACATGCTGAAAGTTGGTGCTAAAAAAATAGATGCCGACCCGGCTCAACGAAGTGAGTTGGTGCGGTATTTACGCTCTCAAGGCGTTCCGCTTCTGACGAGCCAGGAGGGTACGTTTTTCAGGCCTACCGGAAGAACTAAGCGTGGAATTTCCACCGTTCCGGCTGCACCTGGTATGCCCAACTGGACTGTCACTATCGACGACGAGCAAGAAGCCTTCAATCCTTGTCATCATGGCTAGTGGCGCCGGGGCGATCGACGCGAACTGGTAAGGCCGCTCAGGAAGCTCCAGCCATGCCGCCTCGATGATCTGGTCGGTCTGGTGGTCGGTGCCGGTGGTCTCGGTGTCGAAGATGATGGGCTTCATGCGCCCTCCAGTGGTAGAGGCGGACATCCGAGTCCGCCTTGAGGTAGGGTCAGGCCGCAGCTTGTTGTTGCTGGTCGACGAGTTGCCCGGCGTCGATCCAGACCGCCTGCAGCCATTCCGGCGTCTTCGCCATCGGCTCCTTCAGCGTGCCGGCGACGATCACCGAGTCGATCTCGCGGTCGGAGGTCATGGCGCGCATCAGTGCGATGGCCTGGTTGCGGCTCGGCAGGTCTAGCACGTCGAGACGGTCCAGCAGGACCAGGCGCAGGCCGGAGATCGTCGCGATGGCCAAAGCGATGGTCGTGTCGCACCGCCAGCGCTCCGACTCGGACAGCAGGCCGTAGAGCCGGCCGCCGAAGGTCACGTCGATGTCGGCGCTGATCTGCACCGGCGACCAGCCGGCGGTGCCTGCCAGGCGCTTCAGCGTGTCGTTCACCGGACCGATGGCGTCGGCGAGGATCTCCGCCGGAATGCCGGTCGGTGACAGCGCGTCGACCATGCCGGTCCACGCCACCACGTCCTGGTGCGCGGCCTGCGCTTTCGCGATCGAGGCCTCGCGCTGGGTAGCGGCTTCCAGGGCTTCCTGCAGGGCGACCAGCTTCGCGCGGCTCGCGTCGCGGGCCTGTCGCAGTTCGTTGATGGCCTGCTCGCCGTTGGCGATCGCCTCGGCGCTGGGCGCTTCGACGGACTCTGCTTCCAGGGCCTTGATCTGCTCGGCGGCGGCCAGGCACTCGTCCAGGTCACGCTGGCTGTTCGCGACGGCGCGCTGGGCGCTGGCCAGATACTCGCGGTACTCGGGCAACCGGCGGGCGGCTTCGGCATCGGCGATCTGCTCCGGCGGCTGGTGCACCACCAGGGTCCCGGCCTGCAGGTCGACCGCGCCCTGGCAGTGGGGGCAGGTCAGCGGCTGGTGCGGCACGCTGCCCGAGGAGGCCAGCTCGGCAGCCATGACTTTCTCGGACCACTCGTCCTGGTTCTGCTCGTCGGTGGTCAGCTTGTTCCGGCGGCGCGGCTCCAGGTCGACCAGCTCGCGCAGCTTGGCGATGCGCTGGGCGCGGCCGTCGGCAGCCTGGCGGGCCTGCTTGCTGGCGCCCAGGGCCTGCTGGGCCTCGGCCAGATCGTCCTCGAGCAGCTGCAGATTCTTACCGGCCTCGGCGACCTGGTCTTCGGTGACCACGGTGGCCAGCAACTCCGGCGCCCAGTCGACGGCCTTCTCGCTGCCGTAGTTCTCGCCGGTGATCGCCTTCCAGGCGCCTCGCGATTCGCTGGCGTAGGCCTTGGCTTGCTCAACCGCGGCCGGGAAGCCGGAGCGGAGCAGGGGCTTCACCTTCTCCACCAGGGCCGCGGCGTGGCCCTTGGCGACCAAGCGTTCCGCGATCTGGTTCGGGCTGGTGCTGGCACCGCTCAGGTCGAACAGCACCCGGCGGCGTTCCTTGGCATCCAGGCTGGCAAACAGGCTGGCGTCGAGCACGTAGGGCAGGAAGGGCGAGTCGGTGAGGGCAGAGCCCTTGCCGCTGGGCAGCGCGACGCCGCAGGCCTGCACCTCGTAGGCCGCATCCAGCCACTCGACGCGGGCCTCGCCCTTCTTTGCACCCTCGGTGATCAGTTGGCCGATATGCTGCTTCTGCGCAACGCGGCCCGGCTTACCGGTGAAGGCGTGGCTGATGGCGTCCAGCAGCGAACTCTTGCCGGCGCCGTTGTGGCCGGCCACCAGAAGCACCGGCGCAGAAACATCAAGGGCCGCATGACGCAGCCCCTGGAAGTTGGTGATTTCGAGTTTCGTGATGCGCATGGCTCACTCCAGGGTGATGGGCGCTTCGGCCGGGGCCTTGGTGGCAACGGCGACGCGGTAGGTGTGTGCGCCGTAGCGCTGGAAGTTGCTGCGGAGGTCGGCCAAGAACTGCTCGTCCCAGTCCGTAGCGGCGTTGCGCTCGGCCGCGCCGAGTAGCGCGGCGAACTCCCCGACCTGGCCGTACCGTTCAAGGACAGTGAGGCTGGGCATGGCCGGTTACTCGAGATTGAGCCCGTCGGTGCCGGTGTCCGGCTGCTGGCCCGGGACGGATTCGGTGATTTCGCCCGTCTCGGTGTTTACGCCGTCCGGGACCTGGTCCTGAGACTGGTCGTCAACAACGCTGTATTCGCCGGTGAGGATGGACGCGTTGTCCTGGTCCAATCCGGCGTCGGCGCGTTCGTCCAGGGTGACTGCGGTCTGCAACTCGATGCTGACCGGCAGATACTTGAACAGCCGGCGGATGACGGTCTTCTTGGCCATCTCTTCGTAGTGGGTGACCCAAGGCCCGTTTGCGGATGCCTTGCTGGTGGCGCGTACTTTGTCGACGTCGGCCTTGCTCATGACCTCGAATTGCACGCCGCCGTCCTTCAGCTTGGCGACCGCGTAGACGTGGGTCATGACGCCGCGTTCACCTTCTCCCGGAACGTGTTGGACGTCCTCGTCGAGGCCGTAGCGATAGCTGAACTGGTCGTTCTGGTGCACGGTGCGCGCGGTAAGCGAAACAATTTGGCCGGAGCGCCGGGCAAGGTCAATCATCCCGCGGTAGCCGATGATCAACTGGACGTTCGACAGGCCATCTTTCGCCTTGCCGTTGCCGAACGGCAGCAGGTAGGCATGGCCGAGAGCGTTACCCGGTTCCAGGCCGAGCTGCGCGCATTGCATCACGGCGCCGAGGAAACTCTCCTGATTGCATTTCGCCAGGGCCGGTACTTTGCGGATCTCGGTCAGCGCGATGCGCGCGAGTCGATCGGCGGTCATGTGCTTCGGAAGCGCCAGGGCCATCTGGGCTTTGATTTTCGGATCAGTCATCAGGTGGGCCAGCGTTTTCGGCTGGCCATTGTTGGCGACATTGCCGGTCGCGGCGGCTTTCAGGGCGGTTGCGGACATGCTGGGCTCCGGTTACTTGAGGCGGAAAACGCGGGATTCGCTGGTCTTCTTGAACTGCTCGAACAGCGCGGGGTGGGCTTCCTTGAAGGCGGATTGGTCGAAGCGGTTGGTGGTCTGGGACTTCCACGTCAGTACCGACTTGCCGTTGACCGTGAGTTGGGCGTGGTCCTGCATGAAGAGCTTGATGCGCTCCTCTGCGGACTCGATCTCGTACTCCAGGCCCTTGGCCTTGGCTTTCAGTTCGCGCAGGCGGTTGAACACCTCCACGACCTTGCCATCGGCCTCGATGCTGGTTCCGGCGTCACGCTCGAACAGCCGGAGGATGTCGCTGACAGCGGTTGCTTCGGGCGGATCCAGGCGCTGGATGCGTCCCCAGAACTCGACCTCCTTCTCGCGAATCGCCGCGATGGTTTCGTCGTCCCGCTCGACGCGGTACACGCGGAAGTCGTCGCCGCCGATCAGCACGCCGAAGATGCAGACCTGGCGGCCGGTGACCATCAGGCCGTGCATGGCCTGGGCGCTGTAGTGGACTGGAATGGCATCGGTCTGAACCTCACCCCAGTCCTTTGCCTTGAATGGGCTGACCGTCTTGATCTCGATGTTTTCGCCGCTGGCGGCCTCGGCGTCGATCTCGGCGGCCATGAAGTCGTGCTGCTGGTCGCGGTAGCGGTTTCCGCGACCGATGATCTTCAGGCCGGTCTCTTCGGCCAGCAGGTCGATGACGTAGGGCTCCATCCGCTGGCCACGGGTGAAAATCTTCTGCTTCGCCGGATCGACCGGGCCGGTGCGCGGCTGGACCTTATCCAGGTACACGTCCAACGGAGTGCGCCAGGGGCTGATGCCGAGGATGCCGGCGACATCGCTGCCGCCGAGGTACTTGGTGCGGTCGAGCGCGCCGACCGATGCGAGAGCTGCAGTCATGGGGCTGGTCTCATTTCAGGGTGAGGGTGGTTGTTGCGTGAAGGCGGGGGTTGCGCCGGAAGCGCAGAACGCAGAGGTCGCCGCAGATGTTGGCGAAGAGCGGGTTGTGGTAGCCGTGGCGGTTGGCCAACTCGACGGCCTGGCGGATGTTCTTTCCGGCAAACTCTTCGATATCGTCGAGCTGGTCGTCGATGATCGAGCGAACGGGGCGGGTAGTCATAGGTCGATGCTCCTCAGTTCCTGCTGTCTCGCATCCGCTGCGGCGTCGAGCCGGCGGCGCATGTCGTCGTATTGCCGGGTGCCGATGGCGTCCAGCGTGTAGGCCATCTCGATCTGGCCGCGCCATACCAACTGGTCGTGGCGCGGGATCACCGACCGACGCATAGAGACGATCGCTTCCTCGATCACGCCCTCGGCGCGCTCATTCGCCCAGGCCATCGTCGTCCTCCTGCTCGTCCTCGGGTTCCGGCTCCGGCTGGTCCCAGAGCGGGTCTCTGGCGAAGTCCCAGGCTTGCTGGGCGTTGCTGAAAGCCGCGCGGTTACGGCGCTCGCGGTATGTCCACATCGGGATGCTCTCCGTGGTTCACCTGCATTCGGCAGCACCCAGGCACACGGCAGTCGTGCCCGGTGGGTGCTCTCGAATGGAGGTTGAAAAAAGCCCGGCCGGAGCCGGGCAAAGAGGGGGAACGCTGCATGCGCAGCGGGGAGTGGCCTGGCGGTTCGTCTTCGCGCACTCTCCAGGGCGTACCTGAAGCGCCGGATAGTTCAACCTCCTGGTGGCCTGCCGAGCAGGCCACTCTCCGCTGCGCCCTGGCCGTGCCAGGAGCAGGAAAGAGAAGGGCGCCGCCAAGCGCCCTGTCTCCACTTACATGCACCGCCTTATGTGAAAGCGGTTGGGTACAGGCTCGACCGCATGTTGGCGATCTGCCGTTGGGGCTGGGCTACATGTCGAGATCCTCCGTTGTACGCGCCGTTGGACCGGCGGGCGCTCGCCGTGGGTTAAACGCCCGGCAATGGGCCAGGCGCCGAAGTCAGGAGATCGCGGTGCAGGCTCGCAACGCCACCGGCGCCGACTGGCCTTCGATCCAGATAACCGCCGCTCCGCCAAGCGACACGCTGGCCCGGCCGACGGTGCGGGTGCGCTTCGGTTCGGCACCTCGGTACGGGCGGTACTCGATCAGGGCTGGCGCTGGGTGCTCTCGGTTCCAGGTCTCGACCAACTCCGCCGGCGGCACAGGACGGACGTTGCCGATCTGCTGGTAGATCTCGGAGCGGTGGATGGCGACGTCGTCCGGGGCGGTGATGCCGAGGCGCACCTGGTCGCCCTGGCTGCCAAGGACCGTGACGGTGATGTTGTCGCCGATATGCAGGGTTTCGCCGGGGCGGCGGGTCAAGATCAACATGGCGTAACTCCGTTCGGGGGATTTCGAGAGCAACCGATCTATCTCGGTTCGCAGTGGTAGAGGTCGGTCGCCCGCATTGGAAACTGCAAGCGGGAGGGGAAAGGGATTTATTTCAAATGAGAATTATGCTGCTGGTTTTTTGTTCTATGGTTGGTCTTGAGTATGACTACAATGAATCCCTGAGTTGGTGCGCATATATTGATGCAAACACAACAGGGAGGTTGTCGATATGGCGATTAGCTTCGAGCCGCTCGATGTTGAAGGCGTTGACTTTCGTGGGGTTGATGTTGTCGCTTATAAAGCACGAAAAGGTCGTGGAAGGTCGGGTGATATTAGGTTGGGAAAATGTTTCGGCGCAATAAGGCTGCTTGATAATAACAATGCGCGAATTGGAAAAGACCATAAGGCTTCAAGCACCCCTGCTGGTTCAGCTGGGCTCCACAGCGAGCGGGTTGCCTTGGAGCGATGTGTTAGGGCCAATTGGGAGCCTCCGCTTACAAATGTAATGATACTTGGCATGCAGAATTCTCCCGGTCCTATCGGAAAAGAACTCTATGCGCGAGGAGTCCGAACAATTATATGCTTCACGGAACTCCCACCTTGCCCAGCCTGTTTGACTTGGTGGAAGGCGCTTGATAGTAAGTTTCACCCTGGCTCTATCAGATTGCAGTACTTCAGTTGGTTCGAAGACTACTATGGAGGCAAGACGCCAGAGGAAAGGATGCTGGATGACTCTGACGGAAACAATAGAAATGAGCATGCGATAGAGGCTTTCAAGGCCTATCGAGATTCGTTCGAGGCTCCTACCAGATAGTCCTCGATCAAGAAATTTAGTATAAATAGAAAAAGATGATGGGTTTTCTCATGAGGTATTTATGCAATCTCTTATTTATCTTAGCCATGTTCAAGAGCAAGATACTTCCGGCTTGGTGGAGTTGTACACCAATCCGGACGTGCGAGCCTATTTAGGAGGTCCCGTTGATCGTGAGGTTGCGGTGCGGCGAGCTCAGGTAGAAGTTTCAATCGAGAGAGAGCTTCCATTTTGGGCAATCAGAACAAGGCAAGGCGAGCAGTTTGCAGGTGTAATCTCGTTAGATACTCATCATGATGGTAATGACGTAGAAGTCTCTTACGCGTTGCTTCCAGAGCACTGTGGGGTGGGGTACGCGACTGAGGCACTTACCCTTGCGTTGCAGTATGCAAGTGACACCTTGGCTTTGAAGAGGGTGATTGCTGAAACGCAAAGCAAGAACGATGCATCAATCCGCCTACTTAATCGCGTCGGTATGAAGTTTGAGCGAGAGATAATGCGTTTTGGTGAAGCTCAGAGTATCTACGTCACTGATTGGTAGGACAGGCAAGATTTAGCATCGTTACAGATGCCGGCGCCTATTTTCATAGGCCTTCGTGCTGGTGTTCGTTGACTTCCCTGATGCCCCTGTTTCCAAGGGCATCGAGGAAATCGGTGTTGCTGCTGCCCGGTTAGCGCTGGGCGGCGCTGCGCATCGCGTGCGGGTCGTTCGCACGGTTCGGGCATTTCGCCCTCGATCAGCCGTCTCTGGTCGCCCTGAGTAAGGGTCGCCATCGCGTTGGTAGGTGTTGCCTCAGCACCTATCTGATCGCCGGTCGCCGCAGAGGCGATGCGTTCTGCTGTTGATGTTGCTCACCCGACTTTCTGTCGCCCCACGGGTGATGGCCGGGGCTGCCTCGCCGCGTTGCGGCTAGCTGTTCATGGCGCAGGTTGTGAAAGAGCGCGGCTCGGTGGCCTGGCCAGCGGTGTGTTGCTGGTGTGAGACTGAATATAAGCGTGCTTATTTTGAGTGTCAATAAGTGTGCTTATATTTTGATATGAGCGCTTACCGAATTCGGGCTTGCTCTCTTCAGGGATATTGAAAAATACTGTATAAAAAAACAGTATTTGGAGGTTGGCATGGCTGCGCAGAAGAACAACCAGGGGGAAGGACAGGTCTCGCCAGTGGAGAAGGTGCGTCTCCGGGTATCAGCGATGATCAGTAGCCCGCGGGCTCAGGCGGAGCGCCGGGCGTCGATCTGGAAGGCGCAGGGGGATCCGGAAGAGGCCTGGCAGCAGGTGCTGGAGGAGTTGGCCGAAACCGATGGACTCGAGATGTCGCTGGGGGAGGATGGAGTGGTTACGCTCACCTGGGAGGCGGGAGACGAGGAGGGCGTTGAAGTGGTCGATGGGATCGAGTTGGTGCAGGAGCCGGACATGGTGGTTCAGCGTCTACATGAGGAGAGGATCTAGCGGAAGGAGAGCCCGCGCGTAGCGGGCTCCGAATCGCTATCGGTCGTGGGTACGACTGAGAGCGCTGTGCGCTGACGAGACCAAATCATCTACATAGAGCCCGGCTACAACGATGCGGCCAAGTCGTTTCTTGATAGTCATCAATCTGCGCGTCTTGGCAATGTCGTCGCATGAATGGAGAGGATGAGTACGCGGCATCGCATCAAGCAGGAGATTTGCTCGGGCGACGGTGGTGCGAATGTGATTGCGAGTCATGATGGCCTCCTCGGCCTGCTGGTTGAGGCCTAGATCATGCTGTCACGACTGTAGGGGGAGTAAACGAAAAGGCCGCGCTGGAGTCGAGGCGCGGCCTGTGCCGGACTGCTGTCTTCCCAGGCCGGCGGAAGGAATCTATCAAATGTGGGTAGGGACGAAAAGCCCCGCGGTGCGGGGCTCGATAGTTCAATTCTTGTCCAGCTTTTTGAACTCTCGGCTTGATGCCTTAAGATCTCCTTTGACTTGCTTAATATCCCTTGCAAGCGGAAGGCTTTCTGGTGTGTCCCCACTGATCTCAATCATGGTCTCGCGGACTTTACGGCCGACTGATTCCGCTGCTCGCTCTGCTGCCTTTTGGCCTCTGATCCCTTCATTGGCAAGTTTGGCTTCTGTTTGAGTTACACGGAACAGATTCGCAGCCAACTCCTGTTTGCCCATGAAGTCCAAGAGCGAGCGCCCCGCATCCTTTCCAGAGAGCCCCTTGTAGTCCTTCAGGTCTTTGAGGTTCATGTTGTAGAGGCCACGATAGCCAGCGTTCTGGAAGAAGTGGTACTCCGTGACGCCTGCATCCTTCGCTACGTTGCTCAGAGCTTTCTCGTGTTGCGAAATCTCGTCGCGAATCAAAACGCGCTCGACGTCCTCAGCAGCTTCGATGTAACGCTTGAAGGTTTCAGCCACTGCTGCAAAATACGCTTGTGCACGAGCAACCTCGGGCTTCTTGGTATCGCCGTTCATGGCGGTTAGATAGCAGGCGAAACGCGATAGCTTGTAATCGCGCTCTGATTTACCGTTGATTTCGCGGTCCACCTGCTGGAAGTTTTCCATCACATCGATGCCCAAAGTGGTGCACGCGGCAATCGCCTTCTGTACCGCTTTGTTGAAGCTGGAAAAGGTCTGATAGCCGAGCATTTCCATGAAGTCTCGTGCGTACCAGTAAGTGATGCCATTCTTGCGGCACAGCCCATCGAAATGGGGTCGACTGTCGTCGAAATGGAAAACGTCTGTGTCGGTCATGGGGATGGCCAAGTCGAGTTGCTGACCGTCTATTTTACCCATTTTTTCACGTCCCTTTGAGCTTGATTTGCTAATAAATTGACCGTTTATCAGCGACCTGGGTGTCTGCTTCACAGCTTCCGAAAATTCCAGGCCCCCAGGACCTTGGCCTGGAAATGGACGTCTTCCATACGGGCCTTCTGCGGCTCGAAGGACTTGTTGTCCGACACCAGCAGGTAGTGCTCGGCATCGTGGATCTGCACCCGTTTCACGAACAGGTGCTGCAGCCAGGTGAAGACGTAGACGCCTTCCTCGACGAAGTCGGTAATGCCCATGTCGACGAGGATCGGGGACTTGTCCTCGATGGTGCCCAGCATGCTCTGGCCCCACCCGGTGATGATCTTGAGGTTGGCCGGATCGGTGTACTTTAGGCCGAGATCATCCAGCTGGACTCTGTCGACGACCAGGTTTCTGACGAACTCGCGGTACTCGGCCGGCACCTGGCCACCGCCCATGGCAGCGCGCACGTCGTACTGGGCGATCGAGATCGTATTTCCTTTCACCAGGGTGGTGCGGCTGAAGTCAGCGTGAATCACGTTGCTTTCGGCTGGGCCCGCATCACTCTCGGCGGCGTTAAGAATTCTTTCCCTTGCTTCCGCTGACAGCTTCTGCGCCGCCTTGCTTGCCAGCATGCTGCGGACGATGTCAGCAGCAGACGACGCTGCTTGATACTCGGCGCTAGGCTCTCGGACAGAAAGCCCGGGCGGCTGACCAGTTCCTTCAGCCAGCCATTCCGGATCGACCCCACAGACGTTCGCTATCTTCAGAAGATGAACACTCTGCAAATTCTCGCCTTTCTCAAGCTGGGAGATCACCGGCTGCGAAACGCCCACAGCTTCTGCTAGCTGTCGCTGGGTAAGGTCCGCGTGCTTGCGGGCTAGCTTGATTCGGTCTTTGAGTGCGCTCATCCGGAGCAATCTATAAGCGCCCTTATGGACTTGCAAATAAGCCTCCTTATTTATAGGATATAAGCGTGCTTATCTAGAAGGTCCATAGAAATGACCCCCATCGAAAAGCTTGTTTCTTACTTCGGCGACCAGACGAAGACGGCCAAGGCCTTGGGGGTTTCCCAGGCTGCGGTTTCGTACTGGTTGGCGGGTATCTACGTAATGCGCGCCGATCTGGCCTTCAAAGCAGAAGAGCTGACTGGTGGCGCCGTGACCGCCAAGGAACTCTGTGCTCGTCCCGTTGCAAATAGCGTCGTTGCTTGAGCCCGACCAATCTACCGGCCGGGAGGCCATGCCGATGATCATTTCTCAATCCCGCCTAACCGCAATGATGCTGGATGGCAGGAAATCCGAATCGTCAACTGAGCTGTTCGTGCAGATCGCGGATGCATCGGAGCCTGTTCTGTATCTGGAACTTTGGTCCGAATCGGCTCTGATTGGCTATGCGCGCCTGGATCGCTGCGAGTCGGCCACAGAACTCAGGCAGGGCCGCTCTGTATCCACGTTTGCACTATCTGGACTGCTCTCGGCAGATTCTCCAGCCCCGCATCCAGTAGTCGCGTTGTCAGGTGTTTTATGGAATCGGCGGGAGCTTGCTTCAGAGCTTGGAGCATCCCCTGTTTTTCCGCATCAGGAAGTTCTGCCTGAAGTAGCCGGGACTCAACAAGCTGCCGGATCAAATCCTCATGAAGCTTGATCGTGACCACTCCAAGGATCGCGGAGAGACCGCCATCGTCTTCAAGGAAGTCGAGCCCCTTTGCTGTTATCCCGACATGCAGGACCTCTTGGGGCCCATTCATGTGTCCGGTGATGTTGGCGCGTACCAGTCCGTGCTCATGCAGATATTTGCAGCACCAGGTCATGTCCTCGTTTTCATCGAAAAGATCGGCCAAGTCATCGAAGTCAACCTGCCTTGGGTACGCGTCGGCCAGCCGATCAAGAACGGCTCTCTGCACAGACCTATCAATTTTCATTTTCCGGGCCTCCGATGGCTTTTTCGTGTGGAAGCAAAAAGCTACCACGGATGCGCCGGACTCCATCTTCCGCCGATCCCGAGAGTCGCTCGGGGTTGAGAAAGGCTAATCCCGGAGAAACGCCACGTCATGCGAAGCGAATCGCACACCCTGATCTCCACGCTGCTCGGCGTGGTGAACCAATGGCGCCGCCGAGAGGGGTGGAGCCGAGAGACCGTCGTCCAGCACATCGTGGAAGCGCACGAACGCATCCAGGGAGCGCTGGTCACCGGCATCAACTTCGACCCGCCAACGCGCGATACAACCGAGCGGATGAAGGTCAACGCCGACCGCGTGTTCCGCTGGCTCGACGACGGCACGAAGGACACCAACCTGGTGCCGGCGAACTTCGTACCCAGCATCCTCGCTGCGCTGCCGACTGACCTGAAGGTCCAGGCCCTGGGCGACATCCTGACGCCGCTGGGCGTATCGGTACGTTTGATCGGCGGCGATGCCGGTCAACGACCGGAGGTGCTCTGCATGCTCCGGACGCTCATCAAGGAGAACGGTGAGGCGCAGCAGGCTGTTGCCAACCTCGTCGACGGCGCTGATGACCAGGAACTGCAGGAGGCCCACCGGGAGCTCTCCGAATCCAGGGCGGCGACCGATGAGGCGCTGCGGATGATTGATCAGATGCGCCGGCCGCGCCTTGTTCAGGGGTAGCCGTGCCGTCCTTCCAGATCAACGACGAGGAGCGGGAGGCGCTCCGCGGCCTACCCATGCTTGCCCGCGAGATCTACGTGTTCGCCCTACGTCCGTTCATGGGCTTCGCAACAGGCATTGTCGGAGAGCGGCGAGGAATCTCTTGGAAGTCGATCGCCGAGGAGCTCTACGTCGAGCCGCACCAGGGCATCAAGGGCGGGGAGCCCTCCGAAAAGGAACTGCGGCGGGCGCTGGTCTGGCTGCAGAAGGTGGGTCTGGTAGGCCCCAATCTGGCCGAAAGGCGCCTGATTTTTGAGTTGCCGAAGGCTTCACGGGATCAATCCGTCCGAAAAAAAGTGGGCACTAAGTGGGCAGATGAAGCGGGCAGTTATGTGGAAGGGTCGGAGCCCAGTAACTACGCGGCTTTCCCGGAAAAAGAGGGCAGATATGTGGGAGGGGGTGAAAGTGAAAAAGTGGGCACACCTCCGGTATCCGGTAATAACCGTACCGTACCTAACGCGTGCGTGCGCGAATGCCCAGCCGATCCGGCCACTGCGGGACAGTGGTGCCAGTTCTTCATCCGAGAGCGCGGATTCCAGATCCACGCGGTGCAGACCGCCAGGACCATGCCGCTGTTCGCCTCTTGGGTCGAGCGCGGTGTCACCGCGGAGCAGATGCTCGCGGCAATGGAGATCGCCGAAGCCAAGCTCGGCGCCCCGCCTGACTCCCCTCTGTACTACCGAAATTTTCTCGATGAACTCTTGCTGGAGCGCCACCGGATGGCAACAGCACCGCATGCGGAGCACCGCCATGAGCAAACCGATGGACGAAACGCCCAAGCACGTCAGCGACCCGCTGCACGACGTTCGCGCAACGCTGTTGACATCCTCCACGACGACGACTGGTGAGCCGCAGATCGAGAATCTGGTCGAACTTGACGCCCAGGCGCGCAGGGCGGTGAAGCGCGTGTTCGCCACCCTCAAAACCAGCTATCCGGCTTGGTACGAGAAGCACTACGGGGAACGTCGTGCGGAGACGCTCGCCAAGCGAGTCTGGCTGACCGGTATCAAGCACCTGAGCGACATTCAGGTCGACCGAGGCCTCCAGCGGATGGTGCTGGATCAGGACTTTCCTCCGAGCCTCAAGGAGTTCCTGCGGCTGTGCCGCAAGGTCGACGGTTTGCCGAGCGCCGAGGGCGCCTGGTACGAAGCCTTGGAGCAGCGCTACAGCCACAAGGTCGTGAAGGTGGCTGCCGAACTCACAGGCCTGTTCGAGCTTCGTCGGGCCCAGTACGGCGACAAGCGACTTCGCGCTGAGTTCGAGCATAACTATGCCGTAGTGGTCCGACGCCTCGAGGCTGGTGAGCCGCTGAACGGAAAGGTCGCCAAGGCGATTGGCCACGACAGCCAGAAGTCAGAGCTGCAGCGCGCCGATGAGCTTGCCGAGCAGCAACTGCTCCACCGGATGCAGGCCCAGGGGCTGGATGGTCTCAGTGGCGCCCAGGCGCGGGAACTGCTGCTGGCCAAGATGCGCCGGAAAGCGCCGGAGGTGCGCCGTGATGCATGACCTCCGCCCGGTGATGTTCACCGTACCCGGCGAGCCGGTAGGGAAGGGGAGACCGCGTATCGGTCGCGTCGGCGCCCACGCCCGGATGTTCACTCCGGCGAAGACGGCGAACTACGAGGGGCTGGTGGCCATGGCAGCCCAGGAAGCGCTCGCAGGTCGATCCCTGATCGCCGGCCCCGTGCTCATCGAACTGCGGATGTTCCACCCCATTCCGCGGTCTTGGTCGAAGAAGCGCCAGGCCATGGCCTTGGTCGGCGAGGTCATGCCCACCGTGAAATGCGATGCCGACAACTGCCTGAAGGCGGTGTGTGACGCGCTCAATGGGGTGGCCTGGAAGGACGACACCCAGGTCGTCAACGTGATGCTGGCGAAGCGGTACGCCGAGGTACCGCGCGTCGAGGTGAAGATTGTTCCGCTGATGGCCCAGGGAGCGCAGCGGTGACCACAGAAAACCACAGGGGAGAGTCGAAATGAGACTGATCAGCGCGCGCCAGGCTTGGCACGACGCCTTCTACGAGAGTCGGAGCTCAGTGCTGGCGGTGGCGGCCGACAAGGCCGCGCTGGGCAAGAAGGGCCGGGTGGCCAACGAGACGCACCCCGACCGCAAGGACACCAATGGGCGTAGCGCCCACATGCTTGCCGCTGGCCTGGTGCAGGCTGCCATCCGCTCGCTGCCGAAGCCGCTGCAGCACTTCGGCCACACGCTGTACTCGCCGCTGGCCAATGGTGACGATGTGGCGATCGCCCACGGCCTGGTGTGGGTCGGCTCCGGCCTCGGCCAACTGACCCAGCGCCAGGGCGAGCGGGCGTACTGGATGGCGCTGGCGGCGATCAACTCGCACAAGCGCGCCGTCAATGGCCGCGACACACTGCGCCCGGGCGAGGTCTGCCTGTTCATCGAGGAGCGTCTGGGCTGCCGCGTCGACCCCAGCCACTGGGCTCGGGACTACGCCAGTACCTGGGAGCGGCTGGCGCGGCACGTCGACAAGCTGGACGCCCAAGCGCTGAAGCCGGTGGCCGAGGTGGTAGCGAAGCAGAGCGGGCTCCGGAAGGGGCCGGGCTGGCGCTGGCTGGAGAACGACCGGGACGTGGTCGCCGAGGCTCGGGCCGAGCTGTATGCCCAGCGCCGTGAGCACCACCAGCAGCGCCTGGCCGAGCGCCTGCGCGGAATGTCAGACCACCAGCTGGCAGCCTGGGCGGCGAGGATGAAGCGGTACGGAGAGGCCTACCGGGCAGAGTGGGGCGATGACGTCCTGGAACTGCCCGAGGTGCACCAGCGATACCATGACCGCGTGGCTGCCTACTGGACCCAGCGGGAGCGCCTGAAACAGGTCGCTTGACGATTTGGCGAGCATTTGGGTATCGTTTTGCCACTGTGCACAGTTACATCCGCACGACCCAACAAGCAAAAACCCCGGCCATCGAGCCGGGGTTTTTCGTTTCAGCGCGAGGCGCTTCGGGGGCCTGACGTTGTCTCCAGCCAGAAGCTGAAGTAGCCGCGGGACTGGATCGCGTTCACCGCTTCCTCCACGTTCCACATCGCGTACCTGGCACCGACTTCGAATTCGTCGATCGAATCTTCGATCCTGCAGGGTGCTTCCTGCAGCCATTCGTACTGACGTGGAAGCGCCTTCGGGTCAGCGTCCCCAGGAATCACCAGAACACGGCCTCGCGCCGTATTGGCTATGTACCGGAGCTTGACCACCTGGTTGCCGTAATAGGTGCGGACGCTGAGCTTCGTGTCCAGGGCGGCAAGGGCCTGTTCAAGCGCTTCCATCTTGGTGTTGTGAAGGAAGTCCACCAGGCGATCACCCTGGGTCTGGGCGATTCCCAGGAGCTTGCACAGGTCAGACTTGCGCATTCCGCGCTTCATCATCTCGTTCCACAGCGCGATCTTCGCCACGGTGACGGCCGGCAGATGCACGACGTGTTCGCCTTCCTCTGGCGGAGTTGCTTCCGGGATCGGCTTGCGCGCATCAACGTAGAGCGACAGGGTCGTCTCGATGGCGTCCAGCGCCTCACGGATCGCGTGCTCGCGGTCGTCACCGAAGCTGTTCAGCTCCGGCAGGTCTCGGCAGAAAACGGCGACGCCAGGCGCGCTGTCGTCCTGTTCGAATCGGATTGCATAGTCGTACATGGTCACTCCTCGGGGTGATCGTTCAGCGTGCAGGCGAGGGGGCTCTTAGAGCCCCAGTTGCTTGATGATCGCCTTGCGGGTCGGTTCAGGCATTTCTTTAGCTCCGTGGTCCGCGAAGGTGGTCGTTTTGCCGTTCGGGGCGGTGATCTTGAAGTGGCTTCCCTTGCCGGCTTCGAAGGTCACCCCTTGGGCCCTCAACCATCGTCTGAATTCGCTGAACTTCATCACCTCGTCTCTGTTGTTCGGATGGGTCCATTATACAACAGATTTGTGGTATTACAACACTTTTGTGGTATTTGGAGATTGCCCCATGTCCGAAAGCGGAGCCATCGCAGTAGCTGGCGCCGTCGGATTCGGCGGCGGCTACCTGCTGGGCGTCGACATCAACGCCATCATCGGTGCCTTTGCTGGCGCCATGTTCTTCGTGGTCCAGGCGAAAGACCTCTCGGTCTTCTCCCGCGTCGGGTACTTCCTGGTGTCCTGGATCTTCGGCTACTACATCGCCGGCGAGTTCGTCGGTAAGCAGTGGGTGGAAACTTCTGGCCTTGTGGCCGGCGTCGGCGCCCTGTTGTGCGTCTATTTGGGCATCAGCTTGCTGGAGTGGGTGCAGGGGGGGAAGACGCCGGGTTGGTTCCGCTTCATTGCGGGCCGCTTTGGAGGTCGAGATGATCGAGATGGCCGTAATGGTTGATCCGTGGTCCCTGGTCGCTGCAGTGATCTGCAGCGCGATCTGTGTGCGCATCGCCAGCTACCGCCGGCAGGGTGCACGCTACCGTGCTGGCGTTTCGCTACTGGCTTACCTGCTGTCCGTTGGCTCGGGCTGCTACTCCCTCACGTTCTTCCTCGACACGCTGCGCGGGAACTACCACCCGGCACTATCTCCCTGGCTGCTGATCATCCTGATCGTGCTGGCCGTTCTGGTCTTCAAGGCGCGCGGCAACGTTGCGCGAATCATCCGTATCGACTGGAGCGACCACTGGGACGGGGCAGAGCGGAGAGGAAAGGGCCGCATCTGAGTGCGGCCCCTTTTGATCAGACGTTCCTCAGCGCGGCTTGGATGTTGTCCGCAATCACATTGAGGTCCTCGGAAGCGTCGGTGACAGTGCGATTAGTGGCTCCGGAGAGCTTCACTGCTACTAATTCAGCAGCAGCAGCAACGGCGTGCGCCCGGCGGCATTGGGGATCGTCATGGCTCCATTCGGATGCATTGACGATGGACTGAGCGAGAGAAGAGAGAGACATCACAGCTTCCTTTTGTTGATGGTGAGAAATGGATGTGATGTCGAAATGATGCCTTTCAAGCCCACACTGAGAAAATAGTCTTCATCAAGGTGCGACAAGATGGCGCTGAACAAGAAGCGGCGCCTGTTCGTCGAGGAGTACCTGGTCGACCTCAACGCGACGCAGGCAGCCATCCGGGCCGGGTACGCCAAGAAGCGCGCGGCCGAAATGGGCTACGAGCTGCTCCGCATTCCCGAGGTGGCCGAGGCAATCGCCCAGGCCATGGCCGAGCGGTCGAAGCGCACCGAGGTATCGGCAGACTACGTCGTCCGCCGCCTGCGCGAGATCGACGAGATGGACGTCCTGGACATCCATGAGGACGACGGCAGCTTCAAGCCGATCCGCGAATGGCCCAAGGTCTGGCGCCAGTTCCTTTCCGGAATCGAGGTCGCCGAGCTGTTCGAAGGCCGTGGTGACGATCGCCGCATCGCCGGCGTGCTCCGCAAGGTCAAGTGGCCGGACAAGCTCCGCAACCTGGAGCTGCTGAGCCGGCACGTCGGCACCGAGTCCGCCGCCCTGGACATCGAGCTGAAGCGCCTGGAAGTGGCGAAGAAACGCGCCGAGCTGAAGCTGCTGGAGAACCCCGAGGACGATGCGCCGCCGACCAGCGTCGCGGTGACCATCATCGATGCGAGGGTCCGCGATGCCGACGCTTAACGTGCCGCAGGCGAAGTTCCTGGCCCTGCCGCACAAGTTCTGCGGCTTCGTGGCCGGGTTCGGCTCCGGCAAGACCTGGGTGGGCTGCTCAGGCCTCGCCCAACACGCTTGGGAGTGGCCGCGCATCAACGCCGGTTACTTCGCACCGACCTACGCCCAGATCCGCGACATCTTCTATCCGACGATGGAGGAGGTGGCTTTCGACTGGGGGCTGCGGACCAGGATCAACCAGGCGAACCACGAGGTTCACCTCTTCAGCGGCAGCGCTTACCGCACGACCATCATCTGCCGCTCCATGGAGAAGCCGCAGACCATCGTCGGCTTCAAGGTCGGCCGCGCGCTGAGCGATGAGATCGACGTTCTACCAGCGCAGAAGGCTCAGCAGGCCTGGCGCAAGATCATCGCGCGGATGCGCTACAAGGTGGACGGCCTGCGCAACCGCGTGGACGTCACCACCACCCCGGAAGGCTTCAAGTTCGTCTTCCAGCAGTTCGTGAAGCAGTTGCGCGAGAAGCCGCACCTGCAGGAGCTGTACGGCCTGGTCCAGGCCAGCACCTACGACAACGAGGCGAACCTGCCGGACGACTACATCGATTCGCTGATGGATTCGTACCCGCCGCAACTGATCGCGGCGTATCTGCGCGGCCAGTTCGTCAACCTGACGTCGGGCACCATCTACACCGCCTACGACCGCACTCTCAACGCCTCGCCCGAGACGGTTCAGCCAGGCGAGCCGATATACGTGGGTATGGACTTCAACGTCGGCAAGATGGCCGCCGTCGTGCATGTGAAGCGCCTGGGCCTGCCGCACGCGGTCGACGAGATCGTCAACGGGTACGACACCCCGGACATGATCCGCCAGATCAAGGAGCGGTTCTGGCTGTACGCCGACGGCGAATATCGCCCTACACGTCAGATCAGGATCTACCCCGACGCCTCCGGCGACTCGCGCAAATCGGTACGGGCCAGCGAGACCGACATCGCGCTGCTCAAGCAGGCCGGCTTTATCGTCTCGGCGCCCGCAGCCAACCCGCCGGTCAAGGACCGGATCAACTCCATGAACGCCATGTTCTGCAATGCCAAAGGCGAGCGCCGGTATCGGGTCAACCCCGACCGGTGCCCGACCTATGCCGACGCCCTGGAACAGCAGGTGTGGGGCACAAACGGCGAGCCGGACAAGTCGGCCGACATCGACCACCCCAACGATGCGGCGGGCTACTTCATTCACAAGGAATTCCCGGTCGAGCGACCTGCGGCCGTTGTTACCACCCTGAGGTTCTGACCATGAGCGATTCCGTTTGCCAGTGCTGCGCCGCTGTCGAGGAGATGCGCGAGCACTGGAAGCTGGTCGATTGCATCAAGGGCGGCACCTCGGCCATGCGCGAAGCGGGGGAGGCGTATCTGCCCAAGCGGCAGCTCGAGACGAGGGAGGACTATGAAGCGCGGCTGAAGCTGGCGACGCTGCACCCCGCGTTCGAGGAAACGGTCGGCGCCATGGTGGGGCGGGTGTTTGCGAAGCCGGTCGTGATCGGTGATGACGTGCCGCAGGAGATCGCCGACCTGCTGACCGACGTGGATACGGAGGGACGTGATCTGCAGGTGTTCGCCCAGGACTGGTTCCGCGGCGGGCTGGAGTATGGCCTGAAATTCGCCCTGGTCGAGATACCGCAACGGCCAGAGGATCTGCCGAACACACGACAGGCCGAGCAACAGGCCGGCTTCAGGCCCTACGGGGTGCTGATCGAGCCTGGCCAGGTGCTGGGGTGGAAGACCGGCAAGGTTGCTGGTATCGACAGCCTGACCCAGTTCCGCTTCCGGACGTGCCGGGTGGAGGAGGTGGACGAGTTCACCGACGAGTCCGTTGAGCAGATCCGCGTGATCGAGCCCCACCGGCATCGCGTGTTCGAGGAGGGCAAGGACGGGTGGGAGATAGTGTCGGACACGCCGAACACGCTCGGCTTCATCCCCTTGGTGCCGTATTACACCGCGCGTACCGGATTCCTCACGGCGAAGCCACCGCTGCTCGAACTCGCCCACCTGGTGGCGAAGCACTGGTGGCTCCAGTCCTCCCTGGACAGTCTGGTTGATGTCGCTTGCGTGCCGATCCTGGTGATGACTGGCGTCGACTCCGGCGACGAACTAGCCATCGGTGCGCGCTCCGCGGTGAAGTTGCCTCGGGAAGCCGACATGAAGTACGTCGAGCACACCGGCGCCGCCATCAAGACCGCGCGTGAACAACTTGACTCGCTGCAAGAGGAGATGCGGCAGGCCGGTGCGAAGCTGGTGGAGAAGTCCACCCAGGTCATGACTGCGAAGCAGTCTGGTGAGGAATCGGCGAAGGAGACCAGCAAACTGGCGATGATGTGCCAGGGCCTGCAGGACAGCCTAGTGCTGTTCCTGTCGTACTTCTCCCTCGCACTGAACAACCGCGCCGAGGGCGGCACCGTGCAGCTCCAGCCGAATCTCGACCCGGATTATGCTCCGGCCGAGACCATGGGTGTGCTGCAGCGTATGCGTGACGGCGGCTCGTTGTCAGACCAGACCCTGTTCAACGAGGCCCAGCGCCGCGGCATGCTTGCCGAGGACCTGGACTGGGAGTCGGAGCAGGAGCGGATCCGCAACCAGGAACCTGCGATATGACTCGCTTGGAGGTGCTGCTGGCGGAGTTGTATACCGACCATGGTATCGACCTGATCAGGACCACGGCGGGTATGTCGAAGGAAGTCGAGGAGAAGATCACCGAACTCGCCGAGGAGTTGGTGAAGCTGCTGCAGGGCCGCCGGTTGCCGCTGAAGAACGTCAAGGAGGTCAACGCGATCCTCGACGAGGCGGCCAAGGCAATCAAGGCGCAGTACACCGAGATCGCTGCGGCACATGATGCCAACCTGCGGCAACTCGCGGTCATCGAAGGAGGCTTCGCGTCGAACTCAGTCAACAGTCTGGTGAGCCGGCCAATCATGCTCGGCGTCGGCAAGAACCGACTCAGCGCTGTGGTTGCGAATACGCTCATCGAGGGCGCGCCGACCAAGCAATGGTGGCTCAAACAGGCTGCGGATGTGTCGTTCCGGTTCGCCGGTGTGGTGCGCAATGGCTTCGTGAACGGCGAGACTACGGAACAGATGGTCACCCAGATCGTCGGCCGCCGGGCTCGGGGCGACCAACCACCGGTGAAGGGCTTCATGGATGTCAGCAAGCGCGCGGCCCGGACCTTGGTCCACAACAGCGCCCAAGCGGTGGCCAATGGCGCCAGGATGGAGGTCTACAAGGCCAATTCTGGCGAGAATGGACCGGTGAAAGGGTATCGCCAGCTCAGCACATTGGACTCGCACACCACTGAAATCTGCATGGTCTACGACCAGAAGACTTGGGATCTGCAGTTCAGGCCTGTGGGGCACTCGTTGCCGTACAAGCAAGGTTGCCCGCGGCACTGGGGGTGTCGCAGTACCACTCTGCCTTGGCTCAAGACGATGCGTGAGCTAGGTATCGACGTCGACGAGGTGAAGAGCACCCGGGCGTCGATGGACGGCCAGGTGCCGGCCAGTCTGAACTTCGAGACATGGCTCAAGGGTAAGTCGAAGGCCTTCCAGGACGAGAAGCTGGGGCCCGGTCGCGCCGACCTCTGGCGCCGAGGCGTCATCACCTTGAGCGACCTGCTGGACCAGCGGGGCAACCCGCTGAGTCTGGCGCAACTCAAGTCGCTGTACGCGCCCGACTGATCTGATCACCAATTCGTGTAGGCCCCGGCAATGTCCGGGGCTTTTTTTATGCCTGCGTTTCGGATGGAGCGGGGCGCCTTCCGGGCCGGATGGCCCATCGCAATGGCCGGATGGCCGGAGAAAGACGAGATGAAACTGAAGACTGTCGAAGTCGAAGGCAAGCAATACGCCGAGGTCCAGGATGGCAAGCCGGTCTACGTGGAAGATGACGGTAAGGAGATCGCTTTCGATGCGGTCGGTACCCGAGCCACCATCACCCGCTTGAACGGAGAGGCCAAGCAGCACCGCGAGCGGGCGGAGAAGGCCGAGAAGATCGCAAAAGACTTCGAAGGCATCGAGGACCCGGCCGCAGCGCGCAAAGCCCTGGAAACCGTCGCCAATCTCGACGCGAAGAAGCTGGTGGATGCCGGCGAGATCGAGAAGGTAAAGGCTGAAATCGGCAAGGCTTACGACTCCAAGCTGACCGAGGCCACCACGCGCGCGGAGCAGTTGGAGCAGCAGCTCTACGCCGAGAAGATCGGCGGCAGCTTCTCCCGCTCGAAGTTCGTGGCCGACCGCCTGGCTGTTCCGGCCGACATGGTGCAGTCCGTGTTCGGCAAGCACCTGAAAATCGAGGACGGCAATGTCGTGGCCTACGACGCCCACGGCAACAAGCTGTACAGCAAGGCCCGTCCCGGCGAGGCCGCCGACTTCGATGAAGCGCTGGAGATTCTCGTCGACCAGTACCCCTACCGCGACCAGATCCTGAAGGGCTCTGGCCACTCTGGCGGCGGAACGCCCCCGGGCGGCAAGCCCTCCGGCAGCACGGCCAAGTCGCTCGCCGACTGCAAGACCGAGGCCGAGAAGGTCGCCTACCTCGAAACGATCAAGTAAGGAGGCCACATGCCTTTTGATCTCGCTGTATTCAACAAGCAGACCTACACGGCTCTGACCGAAACCGTCGCCCAGGCGATCGACAAATTCAACCAGGCATCCGCCGGCACCATCGTTCTGCAGAACGCGCCGGCGCAGGGCGACTTCGACATCAAGGCCAGCTTCAAGCTGATCGCCAATCTGGTGCGCCGCCGCAACGTCTACGGCAACGGCGACGTGGCTGCGACTCGTCTGACGCAGTTGCTCAACGCCGCGGTGAAGGTCGCCGCCGGCACGCCACCGATCGAGTATGAAGCGGCCCAGTACAACTGGGTGTTGCAGAACCCGGCGTTGGCGGCCCTGACCATCGGTGAGCAACTGGGTAAAGCACGGGTCGCGGACATGCTGAACACCGCCATCCGCGGCGCGGTGGCTGCAATCAGCGGTCACTCCGACGCGACCCATGGCAGCGCCACCGAGACCGCAACCTTCCGCACCCTGAACAAGGCGGCGTTCAAGTTCGGTGACCGCGCCAACGCCATCGCGGCCTGGGTGTTCCATTCCAGCGTGGTCAGCGATCTCTACGACAACGCTCTTGCGAACGCCGAGAACCTGTTCACCTACGACGGCGTGAACGTGATGCGCGACCCGTTCGGCCGTCTGTTCGTGGTGACCGACGCCGACTCGCTGATCGTGCCGGCTGGCGCCGACCCCGAGGCCAACCCAGCTTCGTTCCGTTCGCTGGGCCTGGTGCAGAGCTCGGTGCTGGTGACTGGCAACAACGACTTCGACGCTGTTCTGAACCGCACTACCGGCAAGGAGAACCTGGGTTCGGTCTACCAGGCCGAATGGAGCTACAACCTGGGCGTGCTCGGTTACACCTGGAAGACCGGTACGGGCGGCGCTTCGCCGAACGATACCGCGATCGGCACCGCGGCGAACTGGGAGCGCACCGCCACCAGCGTCAAAGACACCGCCGGCGTTCTGGTGCTGAGCAAGTAGCCGCAGAGGGGCCGCCAGGCCCCCTTTTCATGAGGTGGACAATGACCAAGAAGATTCTGTGGTTCGTAGCTGGCCCGGCGACCTCGGACCAGATGGAGTTCGCCCAGCGCAATGGGCTGACGATTCGGGATCCGCTCGCCTATCGCCAGGGTGACTTCCTCGAACAGGCCGATGCGGTGGCCGGCGAGGTGCCGCGGGCATACTCGGTGGCCTACGACCTGATCGAACTGCAAACCAACGGTGCTGCGAAGGCTCCGGGCATCCATGACGGCGAGCCCACCCTCGACGAAATCAAGGCTGACCTGAAGGCCCTCGGCGTCGCGTTCGATGGGCGTGCAGGCAAGGCTGCGTTGGCGAAACTGCTCGCCGAGGCGAAGGCGGCCCAGGAGCCCTCGCAGTTGAACGACGAGCAGGTGCTGGCGCGTCTCGTTGAACTGGGTGTCGAGGTGCCGGAAGGCGCCACGTCCGATTCGCTGCGCGAGCTCCTGAAGGCGACCGAGGAGAAAGCCAATGGCGGTGGTGACTGAGGGTGACAGCGCCAACAGTTACGTCTCCGTCGACCAGGCTACCGAGTATCACGCTCAGCGCGGCAATGCTGCCTGGGCGTCGGCCTCCAATGACAGCCGCTCCTCGGCACTGATCAGGGCGACCGACTACATCGACCGCAGCTATCAATTCCGAGGCTCGAAGGTCGACCCGGACCAGCCGCTGGAGTTTCCACGCACCGGCCTGGCCTGGCCGAACCGGAAGCTGCAGGCCGCAACGTGCGAACTGGCCCTGCTGGCGCTCGACGGGCCGCTGGATAAGGTACAGCAGGCCTCCGCTGTGAAATCCGAGACGGTGGGGCCCCTCACCACGGTCTACGCCGATCCGGTGAACCAGGGGCAGCCGCGCTACGTTGCAGTGGATCGGCTTCTGGAGGCGCTGACCGTCGGCGGCGGCATGTTCAACGTCAGGGTGTCGAGGATGAGCTGATGGCTGATATCTACGACCGTTCCCGGGCGATGGCCATTCGTATGCTGGCACCGCGGAGCAAGGGCGGTAGGGGGCTTGAGCTACGCCTGACCAAGTTCGAGCAGGGCGAGTACGACCCGGCGACCGGTGGAAGTCCAACCATCGAGCGCCGCTTCGATGGTTCCGGCATGCGCCAGGACTACGATGTGCGGGTTATCGACGGTTCGCTGATCCAACAGGGTGATGTCGAGATCATCATGTCTCCAGTGCAGCTTGGGGGGCAGGACATGCCGGCGCCGAGGAACGGCGACCGTATCGAGTTCGACGGCGAGGCCTTCAAGGTGGTGACTGCGAAAGCCTGGAATTATGCCGGCCTGGGCATCGGCTTCGTCGCGCAAGCGAGGAGGTAGCGCATGGCCCGTGGCTCTCGCATGCGTCAACGCTACTCGGGGCGCCAGGGCAGCTTCGCTGCAGCGGTGGCGCAATTCCGCGACCAAGCCTTGGCTGCCGGCGATGCGATCTACCAGCGGATCATGTTGGACCTGTCGGTCAAGGTGATCGAGAAATCTCCAGTCGGTGACCCGGAGCGGTGGGCCGCGAACGTCGCCTACCGCCAGCGAGCGAGTGCTGCGGCGGACCGCTACGACGAGAACGTTGCGATTCGCAACACCCTGATCAACCTGAATCCGAGCAACTTCACCAGGAACGGGAAGCTACGTCGAGGCGTGAAGCACGCGAAGCCGCTGACCAAGGCGGAGCGTGACCAGAACTTCGACGTCAACGGGATGGTGGTCGGGCGCGGGTATGTTGGCGGGCGCTTTCGGGCCAACTGGCAGTTCAGCATCGGCACGGCCGCACAGGGGGAGATTGATGACGTCGACCCGACTGGTAGCAAGGCAATTTCTGCAGTGACCGCTGGGGTCCAGCCGCTGAAGCTCGGTGATACTGCCTACCTGGTGAACAACCTGCCGTATGCGGTACCGCTGGAGTACGGGCACTCCAGCCAGGCGCCGGCTGGCATGGTCCGGGTGACCATCGCCGAATTCCAGCAGATTGTGGAGGCCGCCGTCAGGGCGAACCAGGTATGAGTCACGAGATCATTCAGCAACTGTTCGAGGCTCGCCTGGACGTCTGGGCGAAGGCCAGGGGGATCCCGGTCGCGTACCCGAATGTGACGTTCGAACCGACGCCGGGTGCCATCTATCTACGCTGCTTCACGCTGCCCGCTGGCACTACCAGTAGCGACTTGGGCGGCTACCACCGGGGCTTCACCGGTGTGTTCCAGATCAGCATCGTGGTCCCAGGCGGGCAGGGCACCGGCGTTGCCGCAGACATCATCGCCGAGTTAGGTCAGCAGTTCCCTCTCTACAGCGAGTTGTCTCGCCCCGGTTTCTCTGTGCAGGTGGTGAGCCCACCAGCGCCGGGACCCTGGATATCGGGGGACATCGCCGATACCAAGCCAGTCTCCATCGGCTATCGCGCCGACATCTTCTGATCGCCCGCATGGGCATACCAGCACCCGCCATGAGCGGGTTTTTTCATTTCCACACGAGGAAAACTCCATGTCCGCAAGCCTCCCCAACGGCGCGCTGCTGGCCATTGCTGCCAACTACGGCCCGGCTATTCCGATTACCGCTGTCTCCAACGCCAAGCCAGCGGTTGCTACCGCAGATGCTCACGGTCTGCTGGTCGATGACGTCGTGTCGCTGGTGTCCGGCTGGACCGGCCTGAACGGCCGAGCCGTCAAGGTCGCAGCTTCCACCGAGGACACCTTCTCCCTGGGCAATATCGATACCACCGATGTGATCCGCTACCCGGCCGGCGGCGGTATCGGCTCGGCGAAGAAGGTCCTCACCTGGCAGCAGATCCAGCAGGTGATGAACCCGACTACTTCCGGCGGCGAACAGCAATTCGTCGCGTTCCAGTTCTTGGGGGACGATGGTCAACGTCAAATGCCAACTGTCCGCAGCGCGCAGTCGTTCTCGATGCCGATCGCTGACGACCCCAACTTGCCGCAATGGGCGGCAATCGAGGCGGCGGACCAGAGTAAGGCGCTGCAGGTGATCCGCCTGACGCTGCGCAACGGATCGGAGATTTTCTACAACGGTTACGTCTCGGTCAGCGACACCCCGACCCTGAACGTCAACGAAATCATGACCCGGACCCTGACCATCGCTCTCGATGGCCGCCCGGTTCGCTACAACCCGGCCCCCTAAGGAACTGTCATGGCGAAGAAGTTCAGCATCGCGCAGGCGCCCACCTTCGAATCCAGTGTGGAGATTCCCCGCCTCGGCGGGGAGTCCATCAAGGTGCCATTCACCTTCAAGTACCTGGATCGTGAAGCGCTGGCCGACCTCTACAGCAGTTGGGGAGAGCGGTTCAAACGCCTGGTCGAGGAGACTCGCGAGCAGTCTCTGGAAGCGTTCACCACGGCTCAGATCGACCTCCAGGTCGAGCAGGTACAAGCCGTTGTGGCCGGGTGGGGGTTCGACGAGGCGTTCACCGAGGCCAACGTCCGGCTGCTGGTGTCCTCCCTGGTCAGCGTGCCCGAGGCCATCCTCGAGGCCTACCAGAACGCCTACAGCAGAGGGCGCTTGGGAAACTGAAGCGCGCCGCACAAGAACTCTATCGGCCTGCCGCCAGCGCCCAGGAGCTGGCGCAGTTCGGATTGTCGCCGGATGACTTCGACGAAAGCGACGAGCAGATGGAACTCTGGCCCTGCAACTGGACGGCCTTCATCGTCTTCGAGGCGATGAGTACCCAGTGGCGGGCCGGCATGTGTGGCGCAACAGGCCTGGACTACACCGCTTTGCCGGTGGTGATGCAGATGTGCGGCGTAGCCGCTGGTGAGCAACCCGCGGTGTTCGCGGATATCCGGGTAATGGAAGACGCCGCTCTGCGGACCTTCCGCGAGCAGAGGGAGTCGGGATGAGCAACTTCGCCGAACTAGGCATCAAGGTCGATTCGAGCCCGGCCGCCAAGGCGGCCGAGGACCTCGACAAGCTGGTCGACTCCGCCGATCAGGCCGAACAGGCAATCGACAACCTGTCCGACGCCAGCAAGGGCCTCGAGCAGGCCACCAAGGGAGTTTCGCGCGCGGAGGAGGAGGCTGCGCGCAGCGTCGATAAGGCGGCCGGTGCGCGTGAACGCCAGGCTGCTGCCAGCCGGAAGGTATACGACAGTGCCGCTGGCGAGATATCCATCATCAGCCAGTTGGAACGGGCGCTTTCCGGCAACGTCGCCAACATCGATGATCTGATTCGCGCCGAGAGCTTGCTCGAGCGGGCGCGCAAGGCCGGCCTGACCACGCTGCAGGACGAGGCGCAGTATCAGGATCGCCTGGGTGCGGCCTATGACCGGTTGCAGAAGGCGGAAACCAAGGAGGCCGCCGAGAAGCAGCGCCTGGTCGCGGCGCAGAACCGTCAGATCGAAGCGATGCAACGCACGGTCAACAGCATCGATCCGGTGACCGCCGCGTTGGCCAGGCTTGAGAAGCAGGAAGCCGCGTTGCGTGGGCTGCGCGCCGCCGGCGGGCTGGATGACGCCGGGTTGGCCGCTGGCCTGGAGAAGATCGCGGCGAAGCGGCGGGACATCGAAGGGACCGGCGGCGCGATCAACAAGCTTGGGCTGACCAGCAAAGAAGCGCGCGAGAACGTGTTGCAGTTGGGTAACGCCCTCTCCACCGGTAACTGGCGGGTCGCCGCCCACAACATCGCCGAGATCGGTGTGAACGCCGGCGGCGCCGCGTCTGGTGTGGTTGGTGTCTTGGCACCAATTGGGTTGCTGGCAGCGGCGATCGGTGGCTTGAGCGTCGCTTATCTTGCTGGAAAGCGCCAAGCTGATGATTTCAACAAGGCGATCATCAGCACTGGCAATGCCTCTGGACTGACAGCTCAGCAACTGACCGACATGCTCGGCCGACTTGGCAAAAGCGGAAACTTCTCAGAGGCATCTGAGGCCCTCCTGGCACTGGTTCGGTCAGGGCGGCAAGTAGGAGGCGCTTTCGAGGATGTCGCGCGCGCGGCTACGGAAATGTCTGCCGTAACCGGGCGGAGCGCTGGGGACATCGCAACTGAACTGGCGGGTGCCAAGGGTAAGGTTGTGGACTTGGCGGCTGAATACAACCGCCAGTACCACTTCATGAACGTCGACACCTTCGCTCAAATCGAAGCGCTGGAGCGGCAGGGGCGTTCAATGGAGGCCCTGAAGCTGCTTGCAGGGACGCTGGCCTCGGAGATGAGCGCTCGAAACCGAGAGATTGAGGCGTCGACCCGTGGAATAGTAAAAGCCTGGGACGATGCGACGAAAGCTGTAAAACGGTATTGGCAGGAGCTGAAAAGCCGGACCGCTGCAGACCCGGAGACATTCAAGCTTCAGGTTTTGCAGGGCCAACTGGAGGACTCACGGAAGCTCCCGGATTCCACGCTGAACCGGAAGAACATTGAGTTCCTCGAAAAAGAGATTGCCTTGCTTCAGAAGCGGATCAGCGTCCGTGAGGAAGGGCGACAGGCTCAGGCAGAAGGTCAAGAGGACCAAGATCGCTTCATCCAGGCCAGCAAGGACCTGAATGCTCAGCTTGATAACGTATCGCCCGCGAAGAAGCGGGCAGCAGCCATTCGCGAGCTCAATGCGCAGTTTCTTGAGCTGCTGAAATCATCGGAACGGCTTGGTAAGAGGAGCCCTCTGCTCGAGGGAGTTCAGTATGATGGGCGCTATTTCTCTGGCGGTGCGTACGACCAACTGCGCAAGGGGATTGAGGAGCGCCTGAAGGATCCGAAGGGGGGCTCCACCAGTAAAACCCCTGCTTACCGCGAAGACGCCGGCACCAAGGCCCTCGATCAGGCGCGTCAGCAGTACTCGGTGCTCCAGCAGCAAAATGGCCTCATCAGCGCCCAAGCCGGCGAGATGAAGAAGCTGGGTGAGGCTGGCCAAGCCCTGGTGAAGTGGGAGCAGCAACTGGCCGATATCAAGGGCAAGAGGGTCCTGACTGCAGATCAGAAATCGCTGCTGGCCAACCAGCAGCAGATCACTGCCCAACTCCAGAAGAATGCCGAACTGGAGAAGGAGATGCAGTTGCGCAAGGTGGCTACGGCGGAGGCGCAGAAGCTAGCGGCCTTCCAGGGCAACCTGAACAGCCAACTGCAGCGTGCATCGCTAGGTCTCGACAGTAATCTGGCCGGCATAGGCCTGGGGGATGTTGCCCGCCAGCGCATGCAGGAGCGGTTAAGCATCGAGCAGCAGTACCAGCAGCAGTTGGATAACCTCGAGCAGCAGCACAATGAGGGGCGTATCAGCAAAGGGCTCTACGAGAAGGAGACTGATGCCCTGCGCAGGGCGCTGGATAATCGCCTGTCCATGCAAACGAAGTATTACGAGGATGTCGATGCCGCCCAGGAAGATTGGTCGCTGGGTGCGCGCTCGGCTTTCGCGTCGTACCTAGAGAGCGCGAGAGACGTATCCGGCCAAACCAAGAGCCTGCTCACCAACGCGTTCAGCAGCGCGGAGGACTCAATCGCCAACTTCGCGATGACCGGCAAGCTGTCGTTCTCCGACTTCACCAAGAGCATCCTGGCCGACATGGCGCGGATTGCAACGCGCGCCGCTGCCTCGCAGGCCCTCTCGTCCCTCTTCGGCGGCTTCTTCGGCGGTGGAAACGCTGCCGCGCAGTCTGGTGTCGACAACCTTGTGAGCAACAGCGGGCTGTTCGCCAACGGTGGCGCGTTCGCCGGTGGCGTGCAGATGTTCGCCACTGGCGGGGCATTCACCAACAGCGTGGTCAGCACGCCAACCGCGTTCGGCATGAGCGGCGGCCGCCTGGGTGTGATGGGCGAAGCGGGGCCTGAGGCAGTGATGCCGCTGATCAGAACCTCGTCCGGCGCCCTCGGTGTGCGCGCTATGGGCGGTGGTGGTTCGCAGATCAACGTCGAGGTGAACATTGCCTCGGATGGTTCGGCCAACGTCTCCAGCAGCCAGCCTGGCCTGGATCAGTTCGGTCGCGACATCGGGACGTTCGTCGAGCAGAAGTACCGACAACTCCTGGCGCGTGATCTGCGGCGTGACGGTGCGATCGGCCGGGCCATCAATGGGTAGAGCACATGGCAATCGAAACCTTCACCTGGGCCACCGAGAGCGGTGGCGAGGGCGACATAACTTTCGCTACCAGGTCCGCGCAATTCGGTGACGGCTACAAGCAGTTGGTGAGCGAAGGTCTGAACAGCAAGTCCCAGAACTGGCCGGTGTCCATCACCGGGCCGGCGGCGACCATCAAGGCCGCGATGGACTTCCTGGACCGCCACACAGGAGCGCGGGCGTTCCTCTGGACGCCGCCCCTGGGCGGCCTGGGCCTCTACACCTGTGCGGGGTACCGACCAGTCAACCTCGGCGGCCGGGTCTACCGGCTGACCGCGACCTTTGAACAGGCATTCCATCCATGACGCTGATCACCGATATCCAGAAGCTGGAGCCCGGCGGCGAGGTCGTGCTGTTCGAGCTCGACGGCAGCGACTTCGGCGCCGACGTGGTCCGGTTCCACGGACACGCTATCCCGCACAGCCCGCAGGAACTGGCCGCCGCCGGTGCCAACGCCGACCAGTTACCGGCGAAACCGATCTGGTGGCAGGGCCACGAATACGCGGCCTGGCCGGTGCAGATCGAGGGCATCGAGGCCAACAGCGATGGTACTGCGGCGCGGCCGAGCTTCACCGCCGGCAACGTCAATGGCCGGATTACGGCGCTCTGTCTGGCGTTCGAGGACCTGCTCCAGTTCCGCCTCACCATCCGGACGACGCTGGCGAAATATCTGGACGCGGCGAACTTCCCAGGCGGCAATCCCGACGCTGATCCCTCCCAGGAGATCGTCGAAATCTGGTACTTGGACCAGAAAACCAGCGAGGACGGCCAGTACGTGGCTTGGGAACTGGCCTCGCCAGGCGACGTTGGCGGCGAGCAGGTCGGCCGGCAGATGACCACCCTTTGCCACTGGGCGATGACGGGCGGGTACCGCGGGCCCGACTGCGGCTACACCGGCCCGTACTTCGACATCGACGGCAACCCCACCGATGATCCAGCCCGGGACGAGTGTGATGGCTGCCTGGGCACCGGTTGCATCCCGCGCTTCGGTGAAGGCAACCAACTGCCCTTCGGCGGCTTCCCTGCCGTCTCGATCATCGCCAGGAGCTGACCATGCTCAAGCACATCCTGTCTGCCGTGCGGAAGCATGCCGCGGCAGAGTACCCGCGCGAGTGCTGCGGCCTCATTATCCGTTCTGGCCGGAGCCCGCGGTACGTTCCCTGCGAAAACACCGCTGCCGACGCCGGCGAGGAGTTCCGCATAGCACCCGAGGCGTACGCCGAGGCAGAGGATCAGGGAGAGATCGTCGCCGTGGTGCACAGCCACCCCGATGCCACCAGCCGACCGAGTGCCGCAGACGTCGCTATGTGCAACGCCTCGGGCCTGACTTGGCACATCCTGAGTTGGCCGGAGGGCGACCTGCGTACCATCGAGCCCGTCGACCAGGTGCCGCTGCTCGGGCGCGCCTTCGTGCATGGGGTGCAGGACTGCTGGCAGGTCTGCGCCGACTGGTACCAGCGGGAGTGGGGCATCGAGTTCCCGCACTTCGAGCGTGCCGATGGCTGGTGGGAGCGGGCAGACGGTCCGAGCCTCTACGAGCAGCAGTTCAAGGCTGCAGGATTCGTCCGGGTGGATTGGCCGCAGCGCGGCGACATGATCGTGATGGCGGTGGGGCGCACCGCGCATCCGAACCACGCCGGGATCTACCTGGGCGACGATCCGTCGCTGCCGGGCGAGGAGACCAAAGTTTTCGGCGCGGGCCCGTTCCTGTTGCACCACCTGTACGGAAAGCCCAGCGAGATCATCGTCTACGGCGGTAACTGGCACGAGCGGGCTCGCCTAGTGCTGCGCCACAAAGACTCAAGAACAAGCTGAGCGGCCTGGCCGCAGGAGGATGTCATGTGTGAAGTCTACGAGCTGCGCATTTTTAACTTACTGGGATCTGCAGAAATTGCGCTGCAGAAGGAGTCCCATATGGTGCGAGTAGAGCGACTCATTGGCCAGGTCAGCGGAGGTCCGGGTTATCGCCGTTTAGTTTGCGGCGAGCCCGGCCTCACGGCAGTTCTGAAGTCAGGACAGTGCTCCTTCGGCTTCTCGTTGGTAGAGCCGAAGGAGGCTCGGATTAATCTGTCGGAGGGGTGAGGCCGCCGACGAAGTTATCGGTGCCCACCTGATGCGAGCCGTACTCGACTGCGAACCCGACGCCACGTGACGCAGCTTCCGCTAGGGCAGTGGCTTCAGAGGCGTAAATATCCACGAACCTCCAAGGAGAGCTTTGGACAACTGCCCAGCCCAGAACCCATCCAAGATTGTCGGGGTCTTTGGGGAGATTTTGCACAAGACTTCTGATTCCCATTTCAACCTCGTTCCATCAGTCACGGTTGTCTTTGGTGATTATGAATTTCGAGCCCTGTTCAGCATCTGGCCGGTATTCGTAATGGACCGGGCTGTCATTACGTTCAAAGTGATGCTTCACTATGCCCGAATACTTATTGCCTTCGATGCTGGAAACCGTGTTAGTGGTGGGCGCAGAAAGCAGCATCTCCGCATCGTCTGCATCAAACGATCGACGAATTGCGGCAGCTTTTTCCTTGTCAAAGTCTTCGCTCAGGTTATGAGGAATGAATAGATGCTTGACCATTTGACCTCCTAGGTCTTGATCGCCCCAGTCCATGGGCTTTCCGGCAACGGTCCGGGGCGTTTCATTGGAGGCACAACGCTACTACGCCTGGATCCAATCCCGTTACTGGCTTTCCGTCCAGATTGGATGGGTGGACAGTCCCCGAGAGGATAGTGCGGGATCGCCACGCTTTGTCTTAGAATTCGAGCTCTATAGACCTTTCAAGGGAATGATGCCGTGGCTACTAATCACACCGTTACCTGTCCACACTGCATGAATGAAGTGCCGTGGGGCGCTCACGTCTGCAGAGGTTGCCAAGCTGAAGTCCGCTATGGAACACCTCGCGGGGTCGCTGTTTTCTTCTTTATTCTGAGCGTCGTATTCGGTTGGTGGGCTGCTAAAGCGGTTTACGTTTTCATCACTACAAACTCGACCGTGCTCTGGATTGTTTTTGGTGCGGTTTTCCTGGGGTGTGCGCTTGGAGCGAGAAAGGCATGCAAGCGGTTCTATGACGGCAAGACTGTGTTCCGACGCTTTTACCGAAAGTAGCCAAAACCGACAGCCCAGCCCCGAGCCGGGCTTTTGTTGCTGGCTCGCGCCGCATCCTGACCGTAGTAGATTGCGAGGTGGGGGTAGCCCGGCAGACTGACTCGAACCGCGACACCCGAACCCAGCCATGTGCTGGGTTTTGGTGCTGGCGGTTTGGTACCCTTTGGCCTTTCTCAGGGAGGCTGAAGATGAAGCGCACATGGTTCCTGCTCGGAACATTGGTGGTGCTGGCTGGGTGCGGGTCGCCCGAGCAGAATGCTATATGGACAGCTGAAAAGGCTGTAGCAAATATGCTCAAAGATCCAGAGTCTGCAAAGTTCAATGGTAGCTTCTTCATGCCTGACGGCGGTAACGAGCAGCTTAAAAGTGGTCACGTATGTGGTTACGTGAACGCAAAAAATTCTTTTGGTGCATATGTTGGAAACCGAAGGTTTGTGGCTCCGGCGATCGTTGGGCCTGATGTTGTAGATGTCGGAAACGTTACAATCGACGATGGAGATACAAGGTTCGCGATAGGAACAACCGAGACAGTATTTGAAAAAGTATATTGGAACCCAAGCTGTGTGCCGGGATACAAGTCGCAGGTTGTCGAGATATCAGAGGGTGGTGAAATTTCAAAGGTCGAATGGTCTGTGCAAGTTGCCAGTCTTTCTTCTGACGAAAAAGCCGAAAAGCTTAAGGCTGAGCTTGAGAGTAATAAGTTTTCAGTATACACGACTAAGAAGGACGGTATGAATCGTGTGTACGTTGGCCCATTCTCCGATAGATCGTCAGCCTCGAGTGCTAGTTCTGATTTGAGCAAGAGGCTTGGTTTAAATGGGTTTGTTGTTATAAAAAAGTGAATTATAGTTTTTTGTGAAAACCGCCTCCGGGCGGTTTTTTATTACCTGGAGAAACACATGACCACCGCAGCGCACCACACTCCGATGACTACCATCAAGCTCTACGGCGCGCTCCGGCAGTTCGGCCGGGAGTACCGTATGCTCGTCGGGTCGACTGCGGAAGCGATCAAGGCCCTGTGCGTGCAGATTCCTGGCCTCGAGCGCTTCCTCGCCAATGCCCACCTGCGAGGCATGGAGTTCGCGGTATTCCGCGGGAAACGGAACATTTCCCAAGATGAGCTGCAGTTCGGGGGCTCCGAGGAAATTCGCATTGCTCCGGTCATGCGGGGCCGGAAGCGTGGCGGGTTGGTGCAGACGATTGTGGGCGTTGCCCTTATCGTGGCGGCGACTATCATGGCCGGTCCTGGTGGTTTCGCCGCTGCTGGTGGTCTGAGTGGTGCGATGGGGACAGCAGGTGTGGCGATGGCGATCGGCGGCGTCATCCAAATGCTCAGCCCCCAGGCCGAGGGCCTGAAGCAGAGCGCGGCTCCGGAGAACCTTCCCAGCTACGCCTTCGGTAGCGCCAGAAACACCACCGCCAGCGGGAACCCGGTTCCGATCTGCTATGGCAAAAGGCGCTGGGGTGGGGCGATTATCAGCGCATCGATTTACGCGGAAGACAAGGCGTAGGCTCCATTCATCTTCGTTTAAAAGCGGTTTTCAGGCGCTTCCAGAACATCCCGCTGCTGGTGGGGGGAGCCACCAAGGGAGCGTGCGCGACTGCTGCAGGTGCCAGAAGTGGAACTGTTACTGGCGGATAGATGTTAGTTAGGGCTGCACCTAGAAACGTCGCAGGATTAATGGTGTACACTGCTGCAACGCGACATAAGATTCTATCGGCACCTGCTGCTCGTTTATTATATGTGACTATTACGTTAAAAGAGTACGTTGTCGATTCTGCTTCGTACTGCATTACCGCCCAGAAGGTCGGCGGCCCATCTTCATCTTCCATTCTTTCAGGGACGCTTCCTCCTCCTAGTTCTAGTGCTGAACGGAAAGGGTTATACGCGGCTCTTAGGTCTACAGTATATGTGCTTGCGAATAACCTCCATGCGCTCTTGATTCGAGAGTTTTCCTCGTCTTGATCAACTAAAGTTCCGATATGCCCTGCTTGTAGTACTCCCATAGCAATGAACGTCACTATCCAACATCCAGACATTGGTCCGCTCATGATGTCGAAGGTGCCGGTATCTGTATGGGCGATTAATCCTGGGTAGTAGTGTAGCCACCGAAATTCTTGGCCAGTTGTAGCGGCCCCATCTACCACCTCCTTTACTCCATCCGGCGACGTTTTCAGCCAAAATATGCGAGCTGGATGGTGATAGAAGAAACTTTCTAGATTGTGCTCTGTGGGGATTGTAGTTGGAGCAGTTGCATGTCCTGGCTCGGGCCGGATTTCTCTAGGGAAATAGAATAGTGTCCCGACGGGTAGTTGATCTATTAGCATGACAGCTCCTTGTAGTGAGGGCTTGGTGGTGAACTAGGCTGGATGTATATTTGAGTACTTCTAATTTTGTGTTGAGTGGTACTTTTAATACACGATATGTAGAACGGTTTGTCTTTGAGTTTAGCCGCCATCTGGCGGTTTTTTTATTCCTGGAGAAAAGCATGGGCGCAGAACACCAGCACCTGGCCGGCCGCAAGGGCGGCAGTAGCAAGCCGAAACAGCCGGTCGAGGCACCCGACAGCCTGCGCTCGGTCGCGATGGCCAAGATCCTGCTCGCCGTGGGCGAAGGCGAGTTCGCCGGCGTTCCGAGCGAGCGCGACATCTACCTCGACAACACCCCGCTGATGGACCCGAGCGGTAACCTGAACTTCCCAAACGTTAAGTGGGAGTGGCGCGCGGGGGCGGTGGACCAGGACTACATCCCGGGCATCCCTGCCGTTGAGAACGAAACCAGCGTCAACGTCGAGTTGCGCAGCGATACGCCCTGGGTGCGCTCGCTGAGCAATACCCAACTTTCCGCAGTGCGCCTGCGCTTCGCCTGGCCGGCGCTCCAGCAGCAGGACACCAACGGCAACATCGGCGGGTACCGGATCGAATACGCCGTAGATCTGGTCACCGACGGCGGCGCCTACCAGGAGGTGCTGCGCGAGGCCGTCGATGGCAAGACCACCACCCGTTACGAGCGCTCCCGCCGGATCGACCTGCCGGCGGCCACCAGTGGCTGGCAGTTGCGCGTGCGGCGCCTGACGCCGAACCAGAACAACAACCGTATCGCCGACACCATGCTGATCGCCGGCTACACCGAGGTGATCGACGCGAAGCTGCGCTACCCGAACACGGCCCTGCTGTACGTCGAGTTCAGCGCAGAGCAGTTCAGCAACATTCCGGCTGTCACAGTCGACTGCCGCGGGCGGAAGGTCCAGGTGCCGAGCAATTACGATCCGGAGAGCCGGGCCTACCTCGGCATCTGGGACGGCACGATGAAGCAGGCCTGGACTGACAACCCGGTCTGGCACACCTACGACATCGTGACCAACGATCGTTTCGGTGTGGGTAAACGCATCAAGGCCTGGATGGTCGATCGCTGGGAGATGTACCGGATATCCCAGTACTGCGACCAGTTGGTGCCGGATGGGAAGGGTGGCCAGGAGCCGCGACACACCTGCAACCTGAACCTGCAAAGCCGCGCCGGGGCCTGGGAGCTGCTGCGCGACCTCACCGCTATCTACCGCGGCATGGCGTACTGGGCCCAGGGCCAACTGAAGATCCAGGCGGATATTCCGCGCGCCACCGACGTCGACTTCGCCTACACCCGGGCCAATGTCATCGACGGCCGCTTCAGCTACGGCTCGGCCAGTGAGCGTACTCGCTACAGCCGTGCCTTGGTCAGCTACGACAATCCGGCGAACAACTACGACACCGACGTGGCTGTGGCCACCGATAAGCGCCTGCAGCGGCGTTACGGCGACAACCCGGTCGAGGTGGCAGCCATTGGCTGCACCCGCGAGAGTGAGGCCCAGCGGCGCGGAAAATGGGCGATCCTGACCAACAGCCAGGATCGCACGATAACGTTCCGTACCGGGATGGATGGAGCGATACCGCTGCCGGGATGGGTGATTCCGGTGGCTGATGCGCTGTTGGCTGGACGGGAGATCGGCGGGAGGATCTCGGCGGTTGCTGGCCGAGTGATCACCTTGGATCGCGATACTCAGGCGAAGGCTGGCGACCGCCTGCTCCTGAACCTGCCCAGTGGTAAGGCTGAGGCGCGAACCGTGCAGTCGGTCGCCGGGCGCGCGGTGACCGTGACGACAGCCTACAGCGAGACCCCGCTACCGGAACTGGTCTGGACCCTCGATGCCGCCGACCTGGCGGTGCCGCTCTACCGTGTGATGAAAGTCAGCCAGCCAGAGCGGGGTGTCTTCGAGATCACCGCTCTGCAGTACGAGCCCGGGAAGTTCTCAGCGATCGACACTGGCGCTAAGTTGGAGAGCCGCCCGATCAGCGTCATCCCGATCACCACGGTGCCTCCGCCGGCAAGCGTCACGGTGACCTCGCACTACCAGTTCGATCAGGGGTTGGCGGTCAGCACGATGACCATCGCCTGGCCACCCGTGGAAGGGGCTGTCGCCTATGACGTGGAGTGGAAGAAGGACAGCGGCAACTGGATCCGCCTGCCGCGTGCCGGCACCACCAGCGTCGATGTGACCGGCATCTACGCAGGTGGATATCTGGCGCGAGTGCGCGCGGTGTCGGCGTTCGACATCACGTCGGCCTGGAAGAGTTCGATCCTGACCCAACTCAGCGGCAAGACCGGCGTGCCGCCGGCGCTGGCGTTCCTGCGTACCACCAGCGGACCGTGGAAAATCGGCCTGGAGTGGGGATTCCCGGCCAGTGGCGCGGCGGACACCGCTTACACCGAGATCCAGCAGTCGGTTACCCCGGGCGGCAGCGAGCAGAACGCAACTGCCTTGGGCTTGTTCGCGTACCCGACCGATACCCACACGCTGACCTCGCTGGCGGCCGGCGCTCGCTTGGCCTTCCGCGGGCGGCTGATCGACCGGACCGGCAATGTCGGCCCCTGGTCGGCCTGGGTCGACGGCATCAGCTCGACGGATGCGAGCGAGTACAACGAGCTGATCACAAAGGAGTACGTCGAGTCCGCGCTGGGCGAGCAGTTCTTCGAAAATATCGAGCAGATCGGCGGTAACGTCGACCAGTTGATGGAGCAGTACTACGACGCGGGCACGGTATACCAGAAGGGCCAGATCGTTCGATTGAACGGCAGGTTCTATCAAGCCCTCCAGGACGTTCCCGCGGGCAATCCGCCGCCGAACCCCGTTTACTGGGCTGATGTGGGCGAGCTCGTCGAATCGGTCGATGCCCTTGCGTTACGCGTGACTGAGAATGCGGCCGCGATTGAAGAGCTCGACGGTGTTGTTCAGTCCAGTGCCTCCAGCCTGGACGTGCTGCAAGCAGCCGCGCGCCGGGAGCCGGCTACCGGAGAGAAAGCGGATGCACTGAAGGGGTGGGACACCATTGCTCGAGCAGCCACCGAGGTCATCGTGCGCGCGAATGAGATCGAGGCGCAGGCGAAGCGTGTAGAGACCGTCCAGGCGCAAACGAGCGCCAACGGGGCCGCGATTCAGACCACGCAGAGCGTTGTAGCGTCACTGGATCAGGGCGTGAAGGCGATGTACAGCGTGAAGCTCCAGGCCCATGCCAATGGGCAGCAGTACGCCACCGGGTTCCAGCTTGGGTTCGACAGCGGTACGAGCGTGACGACCATGGCGTTCCAGGCTGATCGGTTCCTCTGGTTCAACAGTTCCAGCGGGCAGACCGTGGCGCCGGTCTCGATCGTCGGCGGCCAGATGTTCATCAACAACGCGATGATTCAGGACGGTTCGATCACCAATGCGAAGATCGGCAACGTGATCCAGTCAACCGCACTCGGCGCCAACGGCGAGCCGCTGTGGAAACTGGATAAAGCGGGGAGTTTGACGATGAACAGCGCTACGTCCGGAGGCTTCATGAGGCAGACAGCGGAGGCCGTTAAAGTCTACGACGCGAACTTGGTGTTACGGGTACAGATCGGGAATCTCGACGCATGAGCTACGGCATCCGAATTCGAAACGCCGCCGGAGGGATCGTGATGGACCTTACCGGCCAGTCGGCGCGGACTATATATCGGCAATCCATCGGAGCGATCACAGAAGGAATGGCAGTGAGTGTCCCCGGCTTTGATCCCGCTCGCGGTGTAGTTTTCTTAATCTCAAGTGGCAACCCATTCGGAAGCGTCCCTTCCTATCGAATATCTGGAAATGTAATTACGTTTTTGCGAGGCGGATCTCCAAATGTTACCTATGTTCTACATGCGGTAATGTTCTCATGAGCTACGGTATCCTTGTTCGGGGAACCAATGGGCAAACAATTATCGATGACTCAAACCCATGCATGCATGTCGTAGAGAGTGGGGAGTATGGTGTTCAAGGTACGGCTGAAATTGTGATCAGCTACCTAGAGCCTATTAATTCTCCGTATGAGCCATATGTATATTTCTGCCCTAATGGACCTCACCAGATTTATAGATTTCGTCACCTGGGCGGGGCTGGAGCGTGGTCTGGATTTGCGTTTTACCAGTCTAGTTTCCAAGATACAGACCCTCCGGTATACGGAGGAAAGTGGAAGGCCGCAGCAGTCATGCTACCCCGTATAGGGGGGTGGGGGATGCATGTATTAGATGCTCAGTCGCGTGTCATGTTCGACAGTAACCGCGAGATAATTCGGTTTGTCGGAGGGGCGCAAGAGTGGGCGCTATATGCTCACAACCCAAACTGGCCCGGAGGGATGGACATGCAAACGTGGGCGCTACCGTATTCATACGGAGTGTCCACTTATTTTCTGGTGAGTCATTTTAATTTAAAGCATATCTATTCTCTTGAGCCACCTCGTATAGGATTTCTATACAGTTCTCGGGCCATGATTTTCGTGTCCTCGTTAGTTCCTGATGAGGCCGGGTTTAACTTCAACTGGCCGCTAATTGTTGTAGCGTAATTTTGTTGGAGGCCTAAATGGCATGGTATGCAGTTGGCACCGTAGCGGTGACCGCAAATAGCCCGACCGTTACCGGTACCGGAACGCAGTTTTCGTCTAATGTCCGGGTAGGCGACGCCTTTATTGCCCCTGATGGGCGCCTTTACGAAGTGAGCAACGTCGCCAGTTCGACGGTCATCTCGATCAAGCCCAACTACCAGGGCAGCACGGCCAGCGGCCAGCCCTATGCGGTGGCGCCGATCCTGGGCTACGACAAGGACCTGTCGGATCGATTCAACCTGATCGCCAGCCAGTGGGGCGGGACGCTGGCCGGCATTCAGCCATGGGCGACGGCACCGACGCCGGCCCAGGCGAGGAGCTCGCTTGAGTTGCGCAGCGCCGCCCAGGTCGATATTGGCACCTCGCTTGGAAACGCGATGCCGGTTGGCGCATACGGGATTGGTTCTGAGCGTCCTGACCGAGCTCCATCGATTCATCGTTATGCGACAAGCGTCGAGATATTCGACCCGTCAACAGTTGACTCAGCTGCAACTGGCATTAGCAACGGATCTGTGCTGACGATCGGCTACGACGGATCCGACCTGCGAGGAGCACAGATATTTTTCGGCCAGGTGCCTGCGTCAACGGTCAAAGGTCGCTGCGGGAAATTCTCGTCTGCTCCTATTTTCGAGTTCTACACGACCCTGAACACGACGAGAGCAACCGACGGTACTCTGCGGGCGGCATCGCCTGTCGTGCGTATCGCCGACGTTGCTGCGAGCGTGAGACCGGACCTCAACGAACTTGACTTCGAGCCTGCGGGCGCCTGGGGTGTAGCCAACGCAGAGGCCCGCGGCGTCACCGTCCAACGCCTCGATGTCGGCGTCTACCAGGTATCTGGCTGCCTAGGCCTTGCAACCGAGGGCTGGCGCGTGATCGATCCTGCGTCTCCCGACGGCGGTCACTCGCTCGGTATCACTGACAACGAACAAGCTGAGGATGGGGCGGTCACCATCCGTCTCTTCAAACAGCGCTGGACACTCAGTGACGACGGAGAAATGGTGCTCGGGAAGGGCGCCCCGCTGGATGTCCCGCTCAATAGTTGGATCGATGTCCGATTGTCGATGCCGGCACCTCCTGAGGTGCAGCCCGAGGCTCTATGAACAGCCCGCACTCTGCGGGCTTTTTTGTGCCTGGAGATCAGAATGCCTATCACTGAGCAGCAACTGCTGCAAATCCTCCCGAACGCCGGCCCTCGCGCCGGCGTTTTTATTGGTGCGCTGAACCGCGGGATGACGCGGTTCGGCATTACCTCGCTGGTGCGCGCGGCGGCATTCCTCGCCCAGGTCGGCCACGAAAGCGGCCAGTTGACCCGCTTGGTGGAGAACCTCAACTACAGTGCGCGCGGCCTGGCCGCGACCTGGCCGAGCCGGTATCGCTCCGCCGACGGCCAGCCCAACCCCCTGGCGCAGCGCCTGGCGCGGAACCCCCGGGCTATCGCCAACAACGCCTATGCCTCGCGCAACGGGAACGGCGATGAGGCCTCCGGCGACGGCTGGCGATTCCGCGGGCGCGGCCTGCTGCAGATCACCGGCCGGTCGAACTACCGCGCCGCCGGCGCCGGGCTGGGCCAGCCGCTGGAGCAGGAACCCGAACTGCTCGAGCAGCCGGAGTTCGCAGCGCTGTCTGCCGCCTGGTGGTGGTCGACGCACGGTCTGAACGAACTGGCCGACCGCGGTGAGTTCGCAGCCATCACCCGCCGGATCAACGGCGGGCTCAACGGCCAGGCGGAGCGCCTGGCGTTGTGGGAGCGCGCAAAGGCGGTGCTGTCGTGATCTCGTCCCGTGTTGTCTCGGTCGCGCTGGCCTGCCTGCTGCTGGTCGGCCTCGGTGCCGCTGGCGGTGTCTGGCTCGGCGCCCGGCACTATCGGCCGCAGTTGGATGCCGCGCAGGCGGATCTGGCAGCCTGCCGTGCCGCCCGGGGAGAGTTGGAATCCGCAGTGGTGGAGCAAGGCAGGCAGATTGCCGCGTTGCGCCTGGCCGGCGAGCAGCGGGCCCGGGATGCCGCACAGGCGATGGAACGGGGCCGGCAGCAGGCCGCCGAGCAGTATGCAGCAGCCAATCGCCTGTTGCGTGAGCGCTCCGCTGGTGATCAGTGCCTGGCAGCCGAAGTGGTCATCGATCAGGAGTTGGGCCTATGAGGCTGCAGGCGTGGAGAAAGACCGCAGGTGCAGCGATTTTCGGCAGGTGCAGCCGAAAGGTGCAGGTGGTGCAGGTGCTGGGGTTGGTGTTCGCGCTGGCGGGATGCGCCGGCCAGGTCGAGCCTGAGCCGCGCACGGTGCGCGTAGAGGTGCCGGTGGTGGTGCCTTGCCGAGTGCCGGCGGTGGAGGTGCCGGCCTGGGCAACCGCTGGGCTGAAGAAGAGCGACGATATCCAGACCAAGGTCCGTGCGTTGCTCGCCGAACGCTTGCAGCGGATCGGTTACGAGGCGCAGATCCTGGCTGCGAACCAGGCCTGTCAGGATTAGGAGTAGACTACGGCCTTTTCCTACGGAGCAGGGCGATGCTGGTGATTCGATTGGCGGGGAAGTGGACGCTGAAGCTCGACAGGCAGGTCGGCAGTTCCGGCAAGCACGGGATATGGGCATTCCACTGCTCTGAAAGCACGTTCGCGCCGTCTTCAAACGACCTGCGGCGCACTGCGGCCATCCTGCCGGCCGAACCCAAGGAAGGCCAGACGGTGGACGTATCGATCTGCGACACCGCGCACTCGCCGGATGGATGGATCGCCGTCGGCTCAGGCGTCGCCGCTTACGAAGCGGAGCGCTGATATACAACCCAATGTTAAGCGTACAGTGGGGTTGCTGGAGAAGGGAAGGGAATGGCCGCATGGCCATTCCCTTTTGGGGCTACTACATCAGCTGATGTAGATTTTGAAGGGCTTGCCCACCGCGCGCTGGATCTGGCCGTTTTTCAAGCGGCGTGTCCAGCGGAGGATGAAGGTGCCCCGTTCGTCGGTGTAGGTCATGACCTATCTCCTTTCGAGGGGTTGCCACCACTTGCCTTTTCTGGACAAACCGCAAAGATGTGTATAGACTTGGCTCTTGCGTAGGGAGCCTCCGCTATCATACTTCCTTGCGATTTGCAAGAAGCGGGTGGAGTACTTCTTTGGTTGGGTTGCCAACCACCAGGTTCTGACTGCTTACGCCGCAAACGTAAGTGGTCAGAACTTGAATTCCATCTGACCGTCAAACCTTGGCAGGTTGAGGTGCTTGATCACCGAGTCCGCAAAAAGATCGGCCTGCCACTCCGAATCGAACTCCTTTTTACTCGGGCCCTCCGAGAAATGAAGCATTGGTTTGTGGCACAGGATGATGTGCCCCAATTCATGTAGGAAGATTCGGATGGCTTCTGGCTTCCCGCGGCACAGCTCGTTGTAGAGCTTTAGGGGCATATAGATCATTCCCGTCTGCGGATTGACCGTTGCTCTCGTGGCGTCGAGCCATTCCTCATCTTCAATTGGGTCAACGTAGATCCTGTAGTGCTCGAGCGTGGCGACCAAGCTTTCCACAGCTCCAGGTCGGAATGACCTCCGGCTCAGACGGAGCACATCGCAAACTTTTTGCGCAATGGCTCCGATCTGAACTGAGGAGAATTCGGGAACCCTGTGGCCCCTCATCCGGTATGGCAATTCCTCAACGGTCATCTTTGGGTTTCTCCTCGTAGATTTCGGCGAGCAATTTGCCGAAGTTGGCGAGTTGTTCTTGGGTGAGGTCGGAGTTGGCGAAGCCTGCGATTAGCATTTTGTGATGTTGAGGCAGGCCCTCTAGAGAAACGCTTTCGTTGTCTTCGCACGCGAGCGCTTTGAGGTCTCTGGTTTTGACTGAAATTCCCTTGACGGCAAAATATTCAGAGATTTTTTCCACCCACTCCATTGGAATCTTGCTTCGACCAGTCTCCATGGCACTTAGAAATGCAGGCGAGGTGCTGAGCGAGGCAGCCATTGTGCTGAGCGTCAGCCCCAATTGGCGCCGATACTCTCGGACGGCGATACCAAATTTTGTAAGCGACATAAGTAGCTCCCTGTTGGTCCTCTGATGCTACGGTTTGACTCGCCTCTCGGCGATTCAAGCAATCTAGTTGAAAGCTATAATGCTTGACAGATTGGCGGCCGTCAAGCGTTGAAGGTGATGCTTGATCAGGTATCCCACCGCCATGGCCGGAAGTCATCGGGTATCTGCTCGACGAGCAGCAGCATGCCGCCGGCGTCGAGTTCGATCACGAGGCCGCGCACAATGCCGGCACGCTCAAGCGCCTGGCCCAGGCGCAGATAGGTCATTCCATCCAGTGGATCACGGCTGATGTAGCCCAGGCGCTGTCGTGCGGGTGCGGGCCCGTGGTAGATCCCTTCGCTGTTCACCGTCCCGACAACACGCCCGCCGTCGAGCACGTCGTAGCAGCAGTCCGAGCAGTAGTGCGTCTCGCGCGTGATGCCGTGCTCGATCGCCCAGGAGTACATGCCCAAGGCGTCGGTGACCATATCGTGCCGGTCCTGCAACCCCACGACGCCGCACTGGTAGAGCTCGTTGGCCTCGGCGACCAGGTACAGGTACTGCTCATCCGCGGCGTACAGCCAAGCGGCATGCTGCCGTATCGCCGCGAGCCATTGGGTGACGCGCTGGTGGTGGCAGATACGAGGGTCGGAGTAGGACATGGAATCTCCGGCGGGCGGTTGGACCGGAAATTATGCTGTATGAATATCCAGTATTCGAGAGCGGCCGACGAGCGGAGAGTGGCGCACAGGCATGCCATGGAGGGGGCTGAAATCATTTCCGCATCTGTGTTCTCCCTCCAACTAATCAGCGGCCTCCAGAGACACGAATTCGGCTATGATGCGGAAATTATCCAACGTTAACCATTTGAAATTGTTGAGTTTTACTTCGGATTGCAAATCCGTGAACGCCGGTTCGATTCCGACCTCAGCCTCCAACAGGAAAGCCCCGTAGCTCAGTGAGTTACGGGGCTTTTTTCTTTCCTGTCCGGTATTGCTGAAGCAAGTTCCTTGGGGTGTCCCCATAACGCTTTCATACTTTTACGGCCTCGCAACCGCCTCCCTCTCCCGATAAGCCGCTCCGTAATTACTACTTTCCCGGAGTGTCCGAGGAGTACCCCAGCACCTGTCACGTTTTCGGCCGTTGCCTGCAATTCGGCCCCGTGCGCGGCTTTTATCTGGACGCAAGATCCGGTCTGGGTCGGCCATCGGCTGGTCGTCATCGAACATGACCAGCCGAGCCGGTCTGTCCCGCCGCCTGCCTTCCGGGCCTTTATCGATCAACCGTTGTGGCGACCGCGAGCGGAAGGCGCTTGGCGGAGGGCCCGTTTCATCTTGCCTTGCGTTTCAAGGAAACCGGCAGGCCCCAGGTCAGGTCTTCCATGCCTGCTTCGCCGAGTATCTCGGTTTTCATCGGCTGGATCCGCGCGAGCACCTGGCGGCCCGTTTCATCAAGCCTTGGCTGCTCGCGATCGATGAACCTTTTCGTCAGCTCCATGGGCGCTGGCCTCATGAAGACCTGGAGATCCTGCAAGGCGCACTTGATGTTTTGCGTGTCCACGGCCTTGCAGGTCTTCCTGTCATAGCTCACGGCCGGGGTCTTCAAGTGGAACCGATCGCTGAGCAGGATCTGCCCAGGCTGAATGGTGAAGGACAGCGGGGCATAGGCGTCGGGTATCTGCGCTTGCAGCTTGATGGAGGGGACATCCTCGATCTTCGTGCCTTCGGCCCAACCGGCATCCGAGACCATTTCCCGCTGGCTGTATTGCTGCTCGGTCCAGCCCACGCATTGGCCGGAGGCCATGTGCACGGCGCTGCAGACATTCTGTGTGTAGGTTTTGTCTGCATAGGAGGCGTCGCGCCAGTAGTTCTCCTTCACGAACCGGCGATACAGCACGGCGGACAGGTTCACCGAACCAAGTGGGCTGGCAGCCGGCTGCCCCTTTGGCGCCTTGATCTGGGCAAGGGTGCTGTCGATCTTGTAGTCGATCCCTCCGGACAGCAGGTAGGTTCCCGGCGGGACGATGTTGACCTCGAGGAAGTCCCACAGATAGACGGCTTCCTTGATCTTCTCCAGGTCGTTGTTGGCAAAGGCCTGCATGTAGGCGATCCCGGGCACGTCCTTGTTCTTGAATATGACCCGATGCGAGTAGCTGGAGAGGTCCGTCACGCTCTTGTTGGGCATGAGCGCCGGTACCAGTACCACGGACATGCCTTCGCGGGTAGCCTCATCGATCATGTTCAGGAGCTGGTTGGTGGGGTTCTGCTGGGAGCCGCCGAGTCCGGCGTTGCCTAGGGAGGCGCAGGCTGACAACAGGCTTGCCGGGAGCAGGATCGCGAAGGGGCTCAGACGCCGAGCGATGGTTTTCAT